ACAGCTATTAAGGATAGTTGGGATTCTGATGAAAAGATTCCACGTTGTGAAAGTGTCTGTAAACAAAAGATACGAGATAAATTTATAAGAGAGAAGTTAAATGACTAACGCACCATCAGAAACATTTTGTTATACAGCAACCTCGCATAAATAACACTATGTACTACTTAATTTATGAAACTACAAATTTAGTAAACGGTAAAAGGTATATAGGAATGCATCAGACTGAGGATTTAAATTCTTCGTATCTCGGTAGCGGGTTAGCGTTAGCAGCAGCTATTGAAAAATACGGGCGCGAAAGCTTTAGTAAAAAAATACTACACAGCTTAAACTCTCGTGAAGAAATGATAGCTATGGAAAAAAAATTAGTTACACAAGAAATAGTTGAATCTGATGACTATTACAATTTGCGTATTGGCGGCCACGGCGGAAAGCTAACTGACGATATAAAGAAAAAAATCGGTGCTAAGTCAAAAGCTTGGTGGAGTCAAAAATCTCCTGCCGAACGAACAGAACATATACGACATATGCAACGAAATTATACAACTGAGCGTCGTTCGGAAGTTTCATCTGGCGTTAATAACGGCATGTACGGAAAACAACATACCGAAGAAACAAAGAAAAAACTTCAAGAGAACAGCGCTAAAGCAGATCATACAATTACAAAATGGAAACACACCGACGGGTGTGTATTTGTCGGTACAATGCGTGATTTCTATAAAACGTATAACCTCTGCAGGGCTTGGTGTATGCGTGTTCGCAGGGGCGAGAAAAAAACAATTAAAGGATGGCAGTATGTCGGAGAAGTTTAACCCACCGTCAGAAACATTTTGTATTCTACCTTGGATGCATCTATCAACACGACCGGACGGAAGTCTCAGAGTTTGCTGTACAGCAAACGCAAGCTCAGTTGGTGCTACTAACGATAAAGTACATGGCGGCCAAGTAGGCATTCTCAAAACCGAAGACGGAAAACCTAACAATCTTAATGTTAGTGACTTTGAAACAGCATGGAACAGTACGTATATGAAGAACGTGCGTACTCAAATGCTTAATGGTGAAGTGCCACCGAGCTGTGTTAAGTGTTTTAAAGAAGAAGCAGCAGGGCATCGTAGTAAACGTCAGTGGGAAACGCACTATTGGAGTCAACGTGTAGACGTTGAGCGTCTTGTAGCAGACACAAACGAAGACGGCAGTGTACCTCCGCAGCTTGCGTATATTGATCTACGCTTTGGAACAAAGTGTCAGTTGGCTTGTGTTATGTGTTCGCCTCACGATAGCTCAGGTTGGATTAAAGACTACAAAGCTATCTTTCCAGAAGTAGAAAACGCTAGCCTTAAAACTACAATGCAGTGGAAAGACAAAGGCAGCTATAATGGTAGTAGCTATAACTGGCACAAACAGAACCCTGTATTCTGGGAACAGTTCTACGAGCAAATGCCGCATATGCAGCAGATCTACTTCGCGGGCGGCGAGAGTCTTATTATTGAAGAGCATTACGAGATTCTTGAAGAAGCCATTCGACAAGGCGTAGCAAAAGACCTAGAGCTACGTTACAACTCGAACGGGGTTGAATGGCGTGAAGACTTATTTGATCTATGGAAAGAGTTTAAGCTGGTTCGTTTCCACTATTCAGTAGACAGCATTCACGAGATGAACGATTACATTCGTTACCCAAGCGAATGGAAACGTACTGAAGAAGTGTTCCATATCCTTGATAAAGAAACAAGCGATAATGTTGAAGTAACTGTTGCTTGCGCTGTACAAGCTCTTAACGTATACTACTTGCCTGATTTTATTAAGTGGAAACTAGAGCAAGGCTTTACAAAGATCAACATGTGGCCGTTCGGCGCAGGCGGCATTAACTATCACTTTGTATATCATCCACCGCACCTAAATGTAAAAGTACTTCCGGAATGGTTCAAGGCAGAATGCCGCAAAAAGTACGAAGAATTCTACCCATGGTGGGAAGCTAATTGGGAAAAAGGCATTCCAAGCTGGCATAGAGGTAAAGTAGATTACGAAACATGGCGTAATGCCGACTATGGCATTAAGCGTCTTGAAGGTATGCTAAGCTTTATGGAAAGCGAAGACTGGAGTATTAGACTGCCTGAGACTAAGGAATTCTTACAACTATGCGACAAACAGCGTGGCTTAAACTTTGCTGATGTATTCCCTGAAATGAAGGATATTTTTAATGAGCTTTGATACAGTAGACCTGTTAACAGGCAACATATTTCAAGTTACGTGGGACTTAGGTCGTCGCTGTAATTACGATTGTACCTATTGCCCAGCACACCGACATGATAACTTCTCAAAGCACGCAACTCTTGATGAGCTTAAAAACAGTGTAGACTTTGTATTTGGTTATATTGACACATATATGGAACATCGTCACCTTAAGAAAGACACAAGTATTAGTTTTACTGGCGGCGAACCTACAGTAAACCCAAACTTCATACCGTTTGCTAAGTATCTCAAAGAAGAATACGAGCGCCGCTATAAAGACAAGTGGCATGCCGGCTTTGCTCTTACTAGTAATGGTGCGTTCAGTCAAAAGATGGCCGACGCTATTATCGAAAGCATGAATCATATTACTGTAAGCTTTCATACCGAAGCCGATAAGAAGCTAAAGAAAACTATTATCGAACGTATTCTTTACATTCATAGACATAATAAAGGCCGACGGGCCGATGATCCTTTACATTGTTCTATTAGTGTAAACGTAATGTTTCACGCACACCCTGAATACTTTGACGAATGTAAAGAACTGTGCGAGCTGCTACACGAAGAAGGTGTTAAGTATACCCCTCGTGTAATTGGTGAAGAGCCTGATAGTGCTAGTGATTTTGCGCACAAGTACACTGAAGACCAACTTGACTATATGAAAAACTACTGGCGCAATATTCAAAAGAAGATTGACGAAAAAACAAGTAGACAAGAAGTTAATCATCAAACAAGCGCTGCTGGTAAGGATAAAACAGCAGAAACTAAAAAGCTCGGGATGAGCATCGGCCGTCCTTGCTGTGGGCAGCGTGAAATGTGTCTTAGTAGCCAAGGGCAAGACCGTAAGTCAACATTTGTTGACATGCGTGAATTTAAAGGTTGGCACTGTAGCGTTAACTGGTTCTTCCTACACCTAGAGCAACAAACTGATCAAGTATTCCATCATCAGACCTGCCAAGCAAAGTTTGACGGCACTCGCGGTCCTATTGGTAAGATTAGTGAAGGTCAGCAGATCATTGATGACCTTAAGGCAAACATGGAAGCAAAAACAATGCCTACAGTTATATGCCCTAAGCATACATGCGGATGCGGTCTTTGTGCTCCTAAGAGCTTACACAAAGAAAACTACGAAAAGGTTCTGCTTAATCACGTAACACCGACTGTATTTGAAAATAGTCTATTGAAGGAATAATATGAAAGTAGCAGTATTTGGTGATAGTTTTGGTTCGTATGTAGAAGATCACTTTGCGTTAAGGCCTGATAGCTTTTCGTGGGCAAAACAAATTCGATCTCAGTATGATGCTAAAATGTATTCCCGGTCAGGGACTAGTTTATATTGGAGTTATCGAGAGTTTACAGAACATCAACACAAGTATGATAAGATTATATTTGTAGCTGGTATAAATGATAGACGAAAACTAAACCTCTCAAAATCAGAAATAAAAACCAAAACCAAAGACAAAAGTATTGATAATTTTTTAAGCATAACACCGGCATTATTAGATAAATCGCATCCATTACATGCTAGTTATAAAGATTGGTATAATAAAAATACCTACGTAAACTGGAAAGATATATACAACACACTTAAAGGGTATTATACCTATATACATAGCAGTGCAGAAAACTTTCATTATTCGCGGCTTATGGTAAACTATGTTCAGTCGTTTCCTAATACACTAGTTATACCCGCATTTAGAACTTCATATCGAGATTATGTTAACGAAGAAAAAAACTATTTAAACTATGACTGTGATATTAGTCTAGTAGATATACAATGTTTAGAGTGTGATCATTGGGGCATTAATCATGCCGAACAAGGACACAAATATATAGATACAAGGCATGGTCATCTAACTGACGACAACAATAGAATACTTTATGATAAAATACAAAATTGGTTAGGCACTGGTGAATTTAGTATGCTTAAAGAAGATTTTGCAAATACGTTTCGCCCGGCGTCTTATTATTATAAGGAAAAACAACATTGATACCGATAAAACAAGGACCAGTGGGAGTTTTAGTAAGCGGCGGCGCAGACAGTGCTATGCTGCTTTATCTCTTAATGAAATATCACGCTGATCAGATTTATATTTTTACACTTGCTAGTTCTCTAAAAAATAATGTAAATGCTAAGCACACTATTGATGTAATTAGCAAATGTTCAGAGCTAACTGGTAATGAAAACTTTGAACATATAATGTCGTATTGCTATACTCAAACACCGAACGAGCTGTTTAGAAAAACATCAGAATATTTAAAGAATGGCACAGTTAATTGGGTATACACAGGGGTTACTAAAAATCCACCCAAATCAGTAACACGAGAATTTCATGACGAAACAACAGAATCACAAGAACGGGATCCTAATGTTGAACGTCCGATAATTCTCGAAGATAAAAAATATATAACGCCTTTTACTAACATAGATAAAAAAGGGTTAGCTGACTTGTATAAGCAGCACAATCTTACAGATACGCTATTTCCACTTACCCGTAGTTGTGAATCATTAGAATATCTTACTGAGCACTGTGAAACCTGCTGGTGGTGTGAAGAGCGCAAATGGGGGTTTGGTAGTCTATAATGAAAATAGCAGTATATGGCGACAGCTTTAGTGATATAGTTAAATATCAAAAAGCAAAGAATTATATTGGACCGCATGTAAGTCAATCATGGCCAGCACGACTAGAAAAAAAATATGATGTAGAAAACTTTTCAAAAACAACTACTGGTTTAGAATGGTCGTACAACCTTGCTATATCTAATGACATAGAATATGATAGAATTATTTTCTTAGCATCACATGTTGACAGGCTAATGATTAACAGTTCTTGGAGTAAAGAAGCAGGGCAAGAACATATTAATCAGGCTGCTATTGGCAATGGTAACAGATTCTTCACAAAGACTATTTTAAAAGCAGCTCAGCAGTACTACGCCTATTTTACAAATCGAGAATTCTCTCATAACAGAGTAACACTTATGTATAATGATCTAAAGCAGAGATTCGGCGATAGGCTATTATTACTGAGAATATTTTCAGACGGACTGGCTAATAAAGGTATCTATAATTGTGATAACGAAATGCTTCTTAGTGATATACAAGCAGAAGAAATAAAACAACACTACGGCAGGCAGTGTGATTTAACCAAGCTTCTATCACGTGGCGATCTACGCACTTGCCACCTTACTAATCCGCATCACGAAATGATGTTTAATAAACTAGATCATTGGATACAAACTAAAGAATTTAGCCTAACACAGACAGATGTGATAACTATTAATACACAGGAACTAGCAAAGTACTTTAATGACTGATTTAAAATGGTCGGAATACGACTTTACAAAAATACCATTTGATGACATAGTGCAAGTAGGACAGCGCACCCTACTGTATAGAGACTTGTTTACAGTAAGCTGGCTACTAGGGCGCTTCTGTAACTATCGCTGTAGCTATTGCTGGCCCTATGCTCGTAGTGACAAAAAAGATCACAGGCCTACAGAGTTGTGTTTAAGGACAATAGATGAAATTAAAAGACAAGCTCGTGAAAATGGTTTCAACTCGTTTCATTTTTCGCTTAGTGGCGGTGAGCCTACTTTTCATCCTGGTTACTTGGATATTTTATCATATCTGGCTGGCGATGTTGGTAATACTAATTATACAAGCATTCATATGACGTCAAACTGCTCTCGGCCTAAGAAATGGTTTGAGACTTATGTAGAGAGTGCTAAGGCATTTCACCGTGCTAGCATTACTGCTAGCTTACACACAGAGCACCTAAACACTCGTGAGAAGATGCAGGACTTTGCTGACAAGCTTATACTGTGCCAAGAGCACGATGTACAAGTAACTATCAACATGGTAATGGTTCCGGAGTGGTTTGAGAAAGACTGGGACAATGCTATGTTCTTTCACGAGCAAGGTATCAACGTGACACTAAAGCCGCAAAGCGACCCTACAGCCAGTCGTGTAGTTGACGGTTATACAGACGATATGAAACAACGTCTGTATAACGGTATGCCTCAAATGGCTTACACTGAAGTTAAGCGTAAGTGGGCAGACCGTCCTAAGCCTAATTTCCAGATACCACAAAACATACAAGGTCAGAACGACAAAAGTGTACCTTGGCATATGCAGGTAGAGTTTACAGACTCTAAAGGCAAAAAGTGGTACATGGACCAAGCAGAGCGCTTTAACGCATTTAACTTTAATAACTTCGAAGGCTGGCAGTGTAACGCAGGCTACAGTGGGATTATCATACGTGAACCAGACGGTAGTGTAAAGCGTAGTTATAGCTGTCACGATGTGCCGCTCGGTAACATCGAAACAGGATTCAAGTTGTTTGATAAGCCGCAGCCTTGTATTACTAGTAGTTGTGTTAGCAGCGCCGATAGCAAGATACCAAAACGCAAAGTTAGCTAATGGAGTTGTGGCCGCACATTCCATACAATAAAGACGACGAGCCTAAATTTCTTTTTATGCTAACATCGCCAAATAGCGGATCGACAGCAATGGCGCAAATAGCAACTACAGCTAGTAACATTGAATTACTTCACAGTAAAGGTGAAGGACAGCAGTTGATTCCAGGAATGTTTGAAATAGACAGATGGTCTCCAGAAAAGTATATTGACTACGAATCAGTTAAGTCAGTATGGCTAGCAAAATATCAATCACTTAAAAAGCAAAATCCTTTGGTTAATACTATTTTTGAAAAGAGTCCACCTAATCAAGTTAGGATCTATAACATTATTAAAATGTTTAAGGACACGTCGCTATTGATCAATGTAAGAAATCCTTACGCTAATTGTGCTAGTAGATTGTATCGGTATTATAATTACACTGATCAAAGAAGCAAAAGCTTACATGAGCTAGCAAACAATTGGGTCAGAGAAAGTACTAATCTAAAACAGATAGCACACAACACTAGCTCTCAGATTATAACATACGAGCAATTTTGTAATAATCCTAATATACTATCAACTTTTTTATCGACAGATGTTGATATATCTGTTAAAATAAAAATAAAGGATTATGAACCTAGTCTAGTAACAAACTATAATGATAAGCAGATAAGTAAGCTTACAGCTGAAGACATTAGCATTATAAGTTCTGTCATCCGGCATCACTCGGAGCTAGTAGAGTTTTATGGATATGAAGTACTTTAAAGAATTAACAGAGTTGCCTACATTAAATTTGTGGGACGAATTTAATCAATTGCTTGATAATAACACTATCAGTTGGCACCCGCATGAAAGAGACCAAATTTGTGTTAATACAGTTCCAGGCGAAGAAAGATCTATACACTTTGGACGAGGTAGTCTACAGTATGATTGGGATAACGCATACGAAGATAACAGCGGAAAACTAGTAGTTCCAAAGCGTAAAGTAAAACTATTAGAAAGTGATTTTACTGTATTGTGCGAACAATTCAAAGGTACGTTGTTTGAAGAAGTATACACTGCGCTATCAGCAAAGTTTTTGCTAGGCAGAGTGCGTATTATGAATCTAAAGCCTAAAACTTGTTTGTCTTGGCACGTGGACAGCCATCCCAGAGTTCATTACCCGCTAAAAACACAACAGGGATGTATGATGATTATTGAAAATGAGCTACAAGTGTTAGAACAAGGCAAGTGGTATCACACAAATACAGTATATTCTCATACTGCTATAAATAGTAGTAAAGAAGAACGGTATCATTTAGTTGCTACTGTTATTGAGGTACTAGATGCATAATACTACTAAATTATTAATTAATCATGCGTTTGCGCATTTGCTTTTAATTCCTGCGGTTATGTACGGCGAGTGGTGGATGTGGCTCGCTGGCTTCCTTTGGTGGTATATTATTGCTATTGTAGCCATTAGTGGAGGCTATCACAGGTACTACAGTCATCGAGCATTTAAAGCAGGCAGTTGGTATGAATATGCTGTTAACATATTAGGTATCTTTAGTGGCGCCGGACCGGCAATGACCTGGGCAGCAGTACATAAGCAGCATCATGCAAGTAGTGATACCGAAAATGATCCGCACAGCTATCATACTAAAGGTGTGTGGGCAGTGTATATGAACACTTGGGGATACACGGCTAAGATACACCGTCGCTATATAAAGCAGTTGATGAAGAGTTCAACACTTAAATGGTTTTACGAAAATTACTTTATTTTAAATATATGTATTGTTATTATACTGTTTGCTATTGATCCAATGCTGTTAGTGTTTGGATATGGGTTGCCAGTTGTACTTGCGTTTCACGGGTATGGATTACTTAACTTACTGGGTCATAGAAACGCACAGCCTAATAATTCTTGGGTTGCTAACATATTAACTGCTGGCGAAGGTTGGCACGCTAATCATCATAAAAAAGCATACGATTATAAGATTGGATGGGAATGGTGGCAGTTTGATCCAACTAAATGGTTTATTCAAGCTATAAGGACTGATAGAAAGTAGCATGAAGCCGTACCTTGTCCTCGACGATTATTTCTTAGCAGACGACAAAGTATTACAAGATGCTTTGAATTTTTATAGGCAAGACAAATTTCAAGACTTTCGTCTAGTCTCTCCTGGCAAGATGGTTGACGCATATGCGTTTGATGAAGTTATTTCTAAGAATAAAGAACTTGTAGAATACAAGCAAGAGCATTTACAGCCAATAGCTGATAAGTTTTTAGAAAGATTTAATTTAACTGATGTTAAAAGTAGGTGTTTCTTTTTTGTAGTACAAGAAGACAAGTACGCAGGATGGCATGTAGACGCTGGCAAGGTTGCTACGTCGCCGTCTGGCACTGTAGTTGATCAAAAATCACTAATAACAACAGCAATGAATTACAGCTTTAATCGAGAACGGCGTGCTCCTGTAAAATGGAGAGATGTTGATCAAAATATTATTGCTGAACTTTCTTCTTATAAATGCGCTATCTTAGACGTACTAACTGAGCATATGGTTGATAGTAAAGATCAAAACTTTCCTGAACGAGCAAATTTTAAGATGTCTTTTTATGAAATTCCGTATGCTGAAATAAGAAGAAGAATCAAGAGAGCGCTATAATGAATTTTACATTTGCTGCTATAGACACAGGAATAACACAGCAAGAAAAAGATCAAATGCTTGCTGAGGTGTTAGCGCTACCTGACGATATGCATCACTATAACAGTTTCCGTGGTTGTAGGATGATAGGCATATTTAACGGCGGCGGAAAACTCGGCGGCCGTAATGTAGCAGGTAACACAGCTAAAGGAACATTCCAATATACCCCAGCTGGTAATTTATGTCCTACTATCCGACGTGTATGTGAGGAAAAGATTTTTCCTTTTATGGATCCTATAGGACGGGTAACTATTCTAAGAACTGCTCCTAACACAGGACTTGAAGTTCATCTCGACAGCACACCGGAAGAAATAGGAACCTTACAGCACAAGTACAGAACAGTACTAAACGGTAATATCGGCAAGCTCTACTTTCTTGATAAAGATTTAAATAAGGTATATGTGCCTGAGTACTACGATACATACACAATGGACGGAAGTCATGCGCATAGTATCGATCCAGACCCTAATGAAAAAATAACTTTGTGTGTCGGCGCTCCGTGGAAAGGCGTAGCTACTGAAGAATATAATCAATTGTTGGCTAATGCTAAGTTTTCGTTTTCAGTTAGTAGGCCTAACACACTTGATACATGGGTAGACCCGCACTTTAAAAAATGAAAATATTACACTTAGATGCTTACGAAGATAGATTTCTAAATTATTGTTCTGAGTTCTATACTGCCCGAGAAAAGAAATGGGACTGGTTTGACCCCAACTTGCCTTACAGTGTTGTAAACAGATACAAGCGATACCCGCATTGGTCTTTCTTAGTAGATAACAACGAAGATTTGATAGCATTTAGTTGTGTTCAAACACACTTTTTTCCGAGTAACTGTGCTAGAGTTTTAACCCGTACTTACTATCATCCTTCGCACAGACGTGGGCATTTAGCGTATGAAACAAATACAAAAACTCCTGCTATGTATATGCTAGAAGATCAAATGAAGTACGTAAAAAATTTAAATATAGACCATTTGTTTTTTAGTGTAGAGTATCTAAGACGTAAAAGTTCAATAACCAACTTAGCAAAAAAACTTCATGGTAAATATAATGACGAATGGAAAGTGTTAGACGACTTATATCAAACTTATCCCCAAGACGATGATAAAAGAAGTTGGCAAGTAATATGCGTTCTTAGTAGAACTAGTAACACGTTTCCTTTAAAGAACCTAACAATAGACGAATGGAAAAAGATGTATGGCTGAGAAGTGTTTAATTAAAAAAAGTAAAAAGAGAAGAGTTATTGGTGACAACGGCCCCCGCCGCTATGAACTCAAAGAATATGGCGTAATTGATACTAATGTTCCGCAAGAGGTAATTGACGAAATTTTATCTATTGCTGGCTCTTATAACGGCAATGATCTCGGAGGCGACAACTATCAGATTTCTCAGCACTGCGACGTTAGTACAGCATTTACGGCATCGGTGGAGTATAAGCAGATTTTATTACAAAACTTAGATGCCGATGACGAAATAGACGAGACTGGATACACTGCATGGCGTGATGATGTTGAGTGTAGTGCTATTAAAAAGTATTTAACTGAAACCTATAAACAACCGTATCGTGCCAGAGTAAGTGTACTACCCCCGGGTAATGATCTTAATTGGCACATTGATACTGATACTAGCGTATTGTGTAGAGCACAGATCCCAGCCTTTCACAAAGGAAGCATGTTTCAATGGAAAACAAAAACAGGCGTTACTGAAGTAGAAATGGAACCCGGTAAAGCTTACTTTGTTAATACAGGATGGACGCATCGTGTAGAAAACCAATCTTCTAATGTGAGAATTGTTTTAATATTTGGCATTGATTACGAAAACATACCGGACAAAGCTAGTATTACAGCATGAATATATTAGTATCAAATCCAAGCTTACTTGAAAAGTCTTTGTACTTGCCTTATCTTTGGGCCAGGTTTAAGACATACATTGACTTGGATTTTGATAAAGAAGTAGACGTAAATTGGTTAAGGCCAATAACATCTTATGATGCTAGCGATTTAGATTTAACACAAAAAATTGACGTTTTAGCTCTTAGTTGTTATACTTGGAACTGGAAAAGAAATCTAAAATTAGCAGAAAAGGTTAAAGAAGTTTATCCTGACTGTATAGTAGTCGCCGGAGGACCGCATGTAGATTTTACTAACCCTAATGTATTTGAAAATACTGATATTGATGTAATATGTTATGCTGAAGGTGAAAAGGTTTTTGCTGAACTAGTATATGCGTTACAGAACAGCATAGATATTGACTCGGTGCCTGGAATAATTACCAAAGAAAATCCAACAAAAGAACGCCCAGTAGTTCCTAAGCTAGATCTTAGTACGTTGAGTAGTCCTTGGTTACATTGCCAAGCTGAGTTAGCAGCATACGCCGATGAGCTACGTAACCAAGATTGTAGAGTATGCGTGGCATTTGAAACTAATCGAGGATGTCCGTATAGCTGTTCCTTTTGTGATTGGGGTAGTGCCACTAACAGTAAACTTAAAAAGTTTAGAACAGATCTAGTATTAGAAGAAATCGAAGTCATGATGAACATGCGTCCTGACATGATTTTTATTACAGACGCAAATTACGGTGTATATAAAGAAGACTTTGATTTTGTTAAAAAGCTTGTAGAGTGTAAAGAAAAAACACAACATGAAACGGCAGTAGTGCTAATGGCTGCTAAGAATAAGAAAACAGTGCTTGCGCAGTGTTACAGTGAGCTACAGAAAGCAGGAATGATTCAAGTAGCGCAGCTAGGAATACAACACACAGATCTTGAAGTTCTTAGCTTAATTGATCGAGACAACATAAAGATGGAAGATAGTCTCTATCAAATGGAAGAAAGTTGGGAATACGGTGTTCCGTTAGTGCCGGCACTAATTGCTGGCAACCCAGGAGACACTATAAACAAATGGAAAAAATGTCTCGGCGACATGGCAAGAATGGGATTTCATGAAGACATACGTGTACACGACTTTATGCTACTACCTAATGCTCCGGCAATGTCCGAAGAGTACTTTACAAAATACAAATTGGGCATACTGAGTAAGCCCTACGCAGATCAACCTACAGATAGAATACTAGTAGAATCTAATTTCTTAGTTGAAAGCTTTTCGTACACTCGTGACGATTGGATTGAAATGCAGGTACTAAGTTATTTCTTTCAAGCCTGTCATGTCCTGAGTGTTACTAAGTTTGTGTCAATGTTAGCTTATCACACTCTTGATATCGAATACGAAGATTTTTACGATTACATAAAAAATCTACCTGTAGTACAACAAATATTAAAACCTGTTTACGATTTATTTAACAACTATATGTACGGTGACAGAACAAGTAAGTTTATTGAATATAAAAATCTAAAATTAACTGTTGAGAATTATATTTATTTACAGCTAATAGATAATATTGACGAACTTTACGATCAGTTTAGTTTAGATCTAGGTGAATACACTGACAGTATTATCGAGTTTCAAAAGTTTGTAGTATTGAATATAAACAATCATAAAGATTCTATAACAATTGATTATGATTTTCGTGACTATTTCAAGAACATATTGTTATTGCCTGCGTTTAAAAAATCACAAATACAGCCAACTAATAAAGTGTCTACGTATAAAAAAGACAAGAGAGTAGGCATGCACGGGTTTTTAGATACAAGTGCTATCGCAACAGTTGAGCAACTTAGTAAAAAGATTTTTAAGGTAATCTATAATCGAAGGCACAAGATGTTTTATCATTCGGGTGTATTTGACTATGACTACTAACTTATTAGAAGCACATTCGACTTGGTTCTTTCCGCCGACTACTTTTAGTAACGTGTTAGAGAAGTTTAACAGTAAATTTTCTCAAGGTTCGTTGTCGGGGTTAGCTATTACAAGTCGCACAGGCGAAGTTAATAATGGCTTTGAGTTTGGATTAGGTATGCATTCTCTAAATGGTTATTGTATGGACTTTGCTAGAGAAAACAAAGCTTATCATTGGATTGAATATAACAAGCCTACAGAAGTTTGCCAAGGAGCAATTTATGACTTGTATACGTTTCTCAAAGATCAGCAATTAAATCCTACACGATTACGTTTGAGTGCGTTACGTCCTAATAGTACTATTCCTATACATAACGACGCAGTATGCAACACACAGTACTGTATGAAGTTACATATACCAGTTATAACAACTAACAACTGTGTTACTGTTATGGACAACCAAGAGTTTGTTATGGAAGTAGGCAAGGCATATATGTTTAATGCTAATAGTCGGCACAGTGTTATTAATAACAGCAACAGTGTTAGGTGGCATTTTATCTGTGACGTATATGACGAAAAAGGCAATTTTAGTTTCGGTAAATGTAGCAATTATAAATATCATATAGATATAGCAAGTAAATGGAGAAGAGCAGTAGATGGCATTGACAATACAAAATATATACTCATCGATCAGTAAGAAAGAAATATTAAATATCGCAAAAGAAAACGGCTTTTGGGCCTTGCGTGATATTGAATTTACAAGAGATGAGTTTTTAGATTTTTGTAAGTATATAGGCACAGTGTGGCCAGGGCATCTACACGAGCTTCATACTGAATCGTACGATGACGATGGGGTTGTTGATTGGTCAAGTAATACACGTTTTAAGTCTCTTAGTATACCATGGCACGCCGATAATCCGTGGAATAAACATTATCAATTTCCTATCCGAGTGTTCGGAGCAGTTACTATACCGGATCCAAAAGATGGTCCTCTAGAGTTTTTAAATCAAGGTAAATGGTTTAGTAATTTACCTGAGGATCGTAAAGAGTATTTTCGTTCGCTCAGAGTACTAACTGAAGACTATAAAGGTGCGTGCCAGCCTTACTGGTCTAGCTTTGTAAAAAAGCATCCGATTACTGGTAATGAAAGTTTATTTTGGGGATCGATGGTTGTTCATACTGATACTTACGGATTAGCACCCGACGAAGGGCATCGTTTTAATCACTTTGCGTCAACTATGGCTATTATAAAGCCTTCTAGAGAAATTGTATCAGATGAAGAAATTTCTTCATGGTTTGAAGAAATGTTAAAGGACTATTACTCGATATGGGAATTTCGTGAAAAAGATCTATTAGTAATGGATAACTGGGATCACTTTCATTATAGAAGAACACTAACACACAAGAATGAAAGACTGTTATTTAGAAAAACAGTATTACAGCCATGGCAAAAGATTATTGGTACACAGTAACTAGATTTCGTAAAGACGAAGCATACTTTCGTGATTACATAACAAATGAAGATAAGAGATTTCAAACTGGTCCGGGAGCAGGCCTTGGTGAAGATTTCTGGAAAGCATACGCAGCAGCATACAATCGTGCAAAAACTTTAGGCGACATAATTATACGAGCCAAGGTAATTAATCAGCGGTCAATACTAAGCATATATCATATATGGAAAGATAGAGAAGCACTAGATCGTTTTGAAAATACAGTAAATCCTGAATTATTTTTAAAAACACTAACGCCTAAGTTTGAAATATCGCAGTTTCAGTGTGCAATAGACGAAGAAAGAAAAAACAAAATCTTTCAGCTAATAGTAACACAGAATAAAAAAATATTACAGGTAGTAAGAGAAGATCACCGACAATCAGGAATGACTATCGGTGATCCGTTAAAATATCCTACGCTGTTTGTACACTAACCCAAGCGTTGTTCTTGTAAGCTTGAAGATCGTGCAGGCTTGTTATGTAGCACAACATGCCGTTTTGTGGCGAAGTAATAGCAGCATCACGTGCCGAAGCATCAGCAAATGTCGGTAACTGAAAGCTAGTACTAGTGGACAATGTAGCAAAGCTACCAGATTGAGTCTCAGCATTAATAATTACAGTTGAATCGTCTGCCTTAATATCAGCATTCACAGAAGCAGCAGTAATATCGCTAGTAATTACAGCACTACCAACTACGTGAAGTTTTTCGGTAGCGTCTTCAAGACCAATGCCAAGATTGCCGTCTTTAAACACCATATAGTCTAGTGGATCACTAAACGAGCTAGAAGTGTTAGTAGCAAAGTAAAGGCCTCTTCTTCTACCAGATATCAAGCTAGTAATAGCAGTGCCACCGCTGTCATCTCTACCAAAATACATAGAACCGTAGTATACACTATCATCAGCACTGATATCAGAATCGCTAGTGTGTAGTAGATTTACAACACCTCTTTCGTCGTTGCCTTGTATAGTAGTAGTTGTACGACCGGCACCGACAGATTCAATCGAAAGGGCGCCGCCTGGCGTATTAATTTGACTTGTGGTAATTTGTCCATTAGTAGCATCAACGAGCAAACTACTATCATCAGCAAATACACTACCGGTTAAGTCACCAACAAACGGACCGTATGAAATGCCAGTAATACCGTCGATTTTAAGTGTACTATCGTCGGAGTATACACTACCTACAACGTCGCCGGCATTAGCAGCAGCACCAGCTTCCCAACGACTCTGTGTACCGTTCCACACAAGTGCGTCACCGTCGGTAGGCACGCTGTTATGTACGTTGCCAATGTCACCGATTGCGTTAGGCGCAAGATTTACTTTTCCACTTACACCGTCGATTAGTATAGTACTATCGTCAGCAGCAAACGTACCTTTAAAGCTACCAGTAGCAAGGCCAACTGTTGCTGCTGTAAAGTTACCACTAGCAGCGCTTACAACGCCCGTAGCGGTAATGTTACCGCTATTGCTAATGTTACCTACTCCGGTAATATTATTACTATTTAGGTCTAAGGTGCCGCCTAGTTGCGGTGTTGTGTCTTCTGCTAAGTCATTAATACCAGTATCGGCTTTTGTGCCGCCGACTGTAGTACCGTCGCCGACATAAAGTAATTTTGTGTCAGTGGTATATATTAATTCACCTACCGCAGGTGTAATTGCCAAACGTTCAGCATCTGTGCCACGTCTAATCTGTAAAGCCATTGATAACTCCCGAGTATATCTCTATACTGTATTTATCAACTTTACTTACGTTTCTTCAAAAAGATCGTAGTTCTTTTTTCGATGTCTGCTTTGATTTTGTCCATGTCAACGTTGAAATTAAGAGATTCTATGGAATCTTCGTATTCTTCATACAAATCTTCCATAGCTTGCTCGAGGTCATCGGAATTGCTATATTGATTAACGTCAATTAACCATACTTTTCCGTCGATAAAAGTAACCTTAATTTGCTTTACATAATCCGTTGGTATAGATTCAATATGAAGATCATCTAGTATTTCAGGCCAGCTTTGTACAGTATGATCTTCAAATTGTTTATGTTTATTCTTCACTGGCGTTCTTAAGTCTGTCAGTGATTTCCTTAGCTTGTGCTCTAAGAACCTTTGCTTCTTTAAACATAGCATCCGCTTGTGAACGATACTGAGAAGCTAACTGTTCGTCAGTGAGCGCACCGTCTTGTGCTGCTGCTTGAACAGGAGCAGGCGCTGGATCTACGTATGCGTCTACTGGATCTGCTGCTTCAGCAACAGGAGCAGCAGGCTTACCGCTAGGGTCTTTAAGAGCAAGGTCAGCTACAGTGACACCTTTTTGTTGAGCAATAGTATTGTTAAGCTCAACAAGATCAATTACAGTGCGAGTGTCAGGGGTCATCTCAACCTGATCAGCTGTTACTTTAATCATCTTACCAGTAGTATGAAAGCCTGCGAGCATTACACGTCCGTCCGGCAAACGGGTACGTGCCATTGCTTCAGCAAGCTCGTAAGACTCTTGACCAGCTGCGCTTTCGACTAGCTTAATTAAAGCATCGTGTTCTTCGGCTAGTAGTGTTTCGGTTGGCACTACAACAGCTTCGTTGTCTGTACCGGGGACAACACGATATGCTACGATACACTTCTTTTGGGTCTTCTTAATTCGACCTACATGCTTTAGCATATTATTCTCCAGTTTCTTCAGCAGTATCTTCGTCAGCTGACTGAGGTTGAGCTGCTTGCTCGGCAGCAACAGCTTCGAAGAACTTGGTTAGTTTGTTGTATAATTGACCAGCGGCGATTTGCTCATCGCCTGGTTCAAAGGCAGCTCGCTTTGAAGCTAGACCGATTAACTGACGTACGATATTTAGATCGTTCACAGTTAGTTCAATGTTACTATTTTCTTCCGTCATTTTAAACTCCTATTGTTGACAGTATAAATTATTTATAAGCTAACAAAAAGTAGCTCATCTCTTTTGGCTGCTCAAACGCTACTATTATTCTGTCAAAAGCTAATGATTTTATATAGTAGCGCCCGTGTGTATTTTGTAGAATCCAGTCTTCGATATTAGCTTCTGTTTCGTATGTAGCAGTGTCTTTGGCTATATCAGATCGTTCAAAGTGTTCGGGAAGAAAGAACACTTTTCTAATCCCGAACAATTCAAGAGCATTTGGCTTAATGTGTATCTTACGCTTCTTCATATCGTGTAGTCACCCCAAACGGAGCTTGCATGTCCTTATCATAGTTACTGTGTAAAACAAATACAGTGTCACAGTAAGTTTCGTCACCCCAACTACCCCAGCAATAGCCGTCTGTAAACATAATAAACTTCTTAGGCTCAATACCTTCTTCTTTCATAAAGTCCCAATTGGCCATAAAGTCAGTACCGCCGCCGCCGGCTGCTTCGTACTCAGTAAGGTCGCCGTTGTGAGCAGTAAACTCTTCTAAATTATAAACTTTGGTATCAAAACACCAAACTTTTACATTGTAATCGTTATACTGATCCATAATACTTTGAACCTCGCCGAGGAAGTCCATAAGTTGCTCATTGCTGATACTACCACTAGTATCAAGCGCAATACATACATCAATAGTTTCTTCGTTTACAGTACCTGGAAGAACTACGCCGTATTGTGACTTGCGTGACGGACGAGAAAAGCTATAATCGTTCTTTACAGTGCTTTGAATCTGCTGTTGGAGAATCTCACGCCAGTTCATCTTAGGTTCAGTGAACAGTTTAATAATACGTGCTACTTCTCCGGGCGTTTTGCCAGCACCAGCGGCTTGCGCTGCTGACAACATACTCTCTTTGACCTGATCCTTGATCTGCTTCAGCTCTTCTTTTGTATACGTAGGGCCGTTTTGATCATCGCCGCCGTGCTCGCTATTTTCAAGATCCAAGTGTTCGTCGAGCATTTCGCCGAGTTCACTAATGTCAATCTTATCAGCCTGTTCGTAAAGGTCGTCGTATACTTGTTCACTAGTCCATCCTTCGTACTTGAAGTCTTGGAAACAATCTACCAGCTTCGGCTTTGCGCCGATTTTATCACGGACAAGGATGTTGTTTACAATGTAGTCAGCAGCAATATTATACAATTTAGGATCACGATCGTTACGACGGCCTAGGTGATCGAATACACAGTGCAGAATCTCGTGAGCAATAACAAACTCAATTTCTGCGTTATCCATAGCATTGAAGAATTCTGCGTTAAAGTACAGGTTGCGTCCGTCGACAGCCGCAGTAGGCAGCCAATCGTTAGCTGCTTTTACCTTAAGACGAGTAGCCATGTTACCGAAGAATGGGTGCTTTAGTAACAGTCCAACACGAGCAACTGTGATACGATCAAAGACATCAGCTGTCATACGATCTAGCTCTTCTGGAGTAATGTCTGGGTTAGGTTGCCAATTCTTTTTACCGTCGACGCTCATTGCATCCTCCTTGTTTATTAACTGTATATATAATACAACAAAGCGCCCGACATGTCAAGCGCTTTGTTTAGTATTATTAGTTTTGAGCTGCTTTAATATACTTACCGTACTTTTCGTGGAACTCGTCGAAGCTTGGCACCTTGTCTGGGTCGATCGGCAACCGATACTGAGTAAGCGCAAGCTTCATTGCCATAACAACTAGTTCAGTATCAAAGTTCTTCATTGAGAACGTTAAGAACTGTTCGACCTTATCGTAGAACGTATCGTTGTCAACGTCTTGGCTAAGTTCGTAGCACATGGAAATAATTAGACTATACATAGCACTAATCTCGTCAGTATCGAGGGTATCTACTTTACCTGTCAAGATATCTGTTGGGTTCGGAAGCTTGCTAGCAACCTTACGATGCGCAATAAACTTAACAGCAAGTCCTTCGCCTACAGAGCCAGCTACCAAGTCCATAAGCGTATCGTCGTTGTAGTTACCGTTAAGAAAGTCACTTACAAATGACCACGAACGAGGTGTAGCAAACGAACGGCTCGGAGATTTTGGATCAAAGTCGTACAAGTCTTGCTTGCTAAAGTTCAAGTAACCAACAACGTCAGCATGAACCTTGTTAGTAACAGCCCACTCAAACCAGTCATCAAACGATACTGACATTTCCAAGTGTACAAAACGGTTAGCCAACGGAGCTGGCATACGGTAAGTAACACCTTTATCACTGTCACGGTTACCAGCAGCAACAATAAGAACGTTGTCTGGCAGCTTGTACTGACCAACACGACGATTAAGAATCAGCTGGTAAGCAGCCGCTTGTACTGCCGGCGGAGCAGAGTTCATCTCGTCGAGGAACAGAACAATATGTTCGTGTTCTTCTGCCATAGCAGCATCGGGCAATTCGCTTGGAGCAGCCCAAACCATTTTACCTTCAGTAGCATTAAAGTAAGGAATACCCTTGATGTCAGTTGGCTCCCAAAGAGACAAACGAACGTCAATAACATGGGCGTTCATTGACGCACCAACTTGGTGAACAATATCGGATTTACCAATACCCGGAGGGCCCCACAAAAACAACGGGCGCTTAGAATCAAAAGCAGCCGAGATAACTTGTTTTGCGGAGTTTGGTGAAGAAGTACGAATCGTGTCCATTTGCTAAAACCTCTGTGTGTTTGTTTATTAACTGTATATATAATACGACAGTTTAATCAATATGTCAAATGTTTTTTTGTCGTTCTATTGCTTTTATTAAGCCGTACTTTTCAAGATCGCCGGAGAATAGGCTTATCTCCATAGCCTTGCGATCGTCAGTAACTTGAATATACTTGGGCGTGAGATAATACGGACAAGTGATAAACTTATCTAAGTAAAGAAGAACGTTTGTCTTTTGTATATTAGTTTCGGGCGGAAATTCAATTTTAAAAAACTGTATCTCTAGATCGTTTTTAAGAAAGTCTCGCCCGGCAGTGGTTAGTCTCAGGCCGCCTGTTGATTTACTACGGACATTATACCACCATTCAGTTGAGTAGTGTCTTACATTAGTTTCGTTAGAACTAACACCAGCGCTATTTAAGAATATCTTAGTATAAGCTAGTCTATTCATGATCGTTAGTGTTACCGAACTTTACTACAGTAAATTCACTAGTCTTCCACATAGTGTTTAAGCGTTGTGCCAAATTACGAGCATGACCTGGATTAGAGAAGCTGGTTTTTTTATATTTAGGCCCCGGGTAGTTAGTTAAACTATTAAAGCTTTTAAGATTAAAAGGTTTACCTTGATAAAATACTGCCCAAATTGCGTTAGCTTCTAGTACTTGCTCTGTTCTATAGGTGTGCCGATCGGTAAATTCTTTTAGCACTACGGGCTTTGGCCTGCTCATTTTTCGTTCCTTATTATATACGTATATATTTATCGTTTACCAATTGTTCCCACCGTCCATCTTGATATCAATGTACTCATAATCTCCAGCGTCTTTGGTCATTAGAAGTTGCTCTAAGTCTTCTGCATGTCGTGCGAGTAGTTCGGTGAGGCAGTAATGTAGTTTCTTTGCTTTGTCTAGATCCATTCGAATCTCTTTTTGTCGACTTGACTCAGCGGCTTTCACTAAGCTAAGAAACTGACTAATAGGGGAAGTGTTAATTGGCTGTTTTTGCATTAGTAATACTCAACTGTTGTCGCATTTCTATATCGGTCTTAAACGGGCCTTTGCTTTTATAGCGTTCAATAGTAATAAGCTTAGGACAGAAACTCTTAACCCATCCTTTGTTAAACTTAATAATGTAGTAGCCTGCGCAATAAATACTCTTAGACTTTTCGCTTTTAGTAAACAACGGTAGCCGACGCTTAATATCGAACATACTATTATATGGGTTACAATTTACAGGAAAGTCATGAACTTGATAAGAAGTTTCTTCAACTTCCTGACTTGACGCAGACCAAGTGATACTACCTAACCGATTCTTAATAGAAGACTTGGACTTACATAATTCTATGGAGCCTTCGCTACTATTTAGAATATAGTGTTCGTTATTATAGGAGATAGTGCCTACATTTTCGCCTCGATCAGTAACGATCCAAAACTTGTCTTTTAGAATTTCTTTTGCGTTCTTCATGCTTGGTACCTCGCTTGGAATGGTGGTGCATACTGCTCGACAGCAGCAGCAACCCGCTGCATATCCCATTTGTTACAGAACTTTAGTAGCCGAATGCCTACTTGTGACAAGTCTTTAGGCTCTGTTGTTTCTGTATGAATAGTCTGGTTAATCTCGTCACGTACATTATCAGGCTGCGCAGTTAAGTCGCATAGTAGTACATTGCGATTGTAGTCATCAATTACACGATGCTCGTCGCCGTTATGATCAGTCCAGCGTTGTAGCATCATGTTATTCCAGTTAAAGCCTTTAGTAGACATATCGTTGTATGCTTCTAATAGTCCTACTTTGTTCTTAGTGCCTTTCTTGCGCACACCGGGGTACGCACTAAAGATGTTATCACTAGTGTCGCCACGCATACACTTCTCAAACAACAGCCATTGTGGGTCCGGCGCAGGCTTTTCTACACCAGTCTTCTTGTCAATTACACGTTCGCCTTTATCGTCGAAGTAACCTTCGTGTGTAATAGTAGTGTTGCTAACGCCGTTGTACTGTCGTACATTAGGAGCAACCAGTTGCGCAAAGTCACCGTCTGTGCTAATAATAACGTGATTATCGTTAGGATGAGCTTGAACCCAGCCAGCAATCAAATCGTCTGCTTCTAATACAGGGTTTTGTAGTACAGTACAGTTAGTTTTTGTACGTACAAAGTCTTTAAACTCGTCGAAGATCTCAAAGAATACACGATCTTCTTCTGCTTGCGCAGGAGTCATCTTGTCTCGAGTCTCTTTGCGATTGCGCTTGTAAGGTTCGTATGCGTCCTTACGCCAGCTACGGCCTTCTAAGCAAAAGACAACATGGTCGGCATTGAAGTCTTGCCACGCCTTCTTAACGCTGTTAAGTGTAATATGCAAGGCCATGCCAACCTTGTCGTCGAGGTTCCCGCGAACTACATGTCGAGCTCGAAAGAACGTGTTCATTGTATCAACTAAAATGTAAGTGCTCATAGTATTATAGTAGTATATATCTACTCAGAAGTCAACCTAGTTTTTAAGAAACTTCTGATTTACCTTTATCAATAGGAACAACATTAATATAGCCCATCTCTCGATCGGCGGTTTGGCCATCTTCTTGAAGCATTTGAGTTACAACAGATCTAAACCATTTGTCTACAATTTCTTCTTGACTTTCACCTTTATACCCAGCATCTATTAGTTGTTCAATAAACTCGTTATTCCAATCGAGCTCAAAGAATCCGTTCTTAATATTTTCTGGATTAACTTGTGTATCAATTACAGCAATATAAGGTTCGCCACGCTTAGTTGCCGCTTCTTTAGGATCAACCTCATCAAGAAGCTTGAGTTTTTCATCCTCAAGCTTGTCAATGCCCATCATACGTTTAAATAGATTTTTCATATTAGTACTCTACCATTTGTTGAAATTCGGACATAGATAGTTCTAAGTTAGGATTAACTTTTGCTGTGTAACGAACATCGTGCTTAGTAAGTTCACGATTAATAATTTCAATTTCGTTAAACAGATTTTTGACTTTAGTAATTAGTTCTTCGACTTTAGGATCTTTCATTATGTTCCCCATGCGTTGCCAAATAATGAGATATGAAGCCGAGGCGTAAACCTCCAGCCACGCTCCATACAGATTTCTGCCACTTCTTGTACATTCATGTTGTACTCTTCTGAACGTCCGCCTAGTGGCATACAGTATACTGGACATTCGATGCCAGCAGCACGATAAGCATCAACTGCTCGAGCAACTTCGTCGATATCGTCTTTGTCTGCTACAACAAACTTAAAGTATATATTGCTACCGTCGACAAGACTGTACTCGTGAGCAACATTAGGCAAGATAGCAGTATCCCAAGGTTCTCCGCTTACACTAAGTTTAGGTGAACAACTCCATGTAACTTCGAAGCGATCTTGGTCGTTAAGATAGTTATAAAAATCGTCGTGTAGCTGTTGTGTAGTGTTTGTTTCAAACGTAACGTTCTTTAAATCTGCCATTCGAGGATGTTCGAACAGTTCGATGTATAGTCGTTGCCAAGCTAGCAAAGGCTCGCCACCTGTAAGAATCAAGTGAATGTCTTGACCATTGTCCATAGTCCACTTGCCTTCTGGAGTAAGACTCAGCAAGTGTTCTACTACTTCTTCAACTTCTGCTTGACGATTGAAGTGTTTAAACTCAGGGTAGATACTTGCGTAAGTGTCGCACCCTGTGTGAATAATAGGCAGGTCTTCAAACTTTTCTGTAGTTTGGTGTACACCTGCGTCGATTAGTTCTTTAACTTCTGCGTTATAGCGTTGCCCTTCGGCATGTTGTTCCCAACGATCTTTTTTGATGCCAGTGCCAAAGTTCATACAACGAAAGTTACAACCGAAGGTACGTAGGAACACACTAGGTACTCCTACGTATTTGCCTTCGCCCTGAACTGAATAAAATGCTTCTGAATAGCGTAATTTCATTGATATGATGTCCATTCTTCTTTGAACTTAGTGTAGCTCCGATCGAGTAACGGAAATTCTAATAGCATAGTATCGAGTTCGACTAACTGTCGAGCAGTAATGCTTTCGATTTCTGCTACATCGCAGTTTCGGATAATGTACGAATACAGTGCATCGTACATTTCTTCATAAAAGTAGTCTTCCATTACTGCTAGATGTTTTTTTGAAACTGTCATTATAGCTCCTCGAGAATGCCCAAGACTTCAGCAGCAATTAGTAAAGCACCGCCTGCTACAATAGGCATAACTCCTACTGGAGTAAACAGTATGCTTACAAATGCTAGTCCGGCAGCAATGCGTACAGCACTCTTTACGAGGCTAATATAAAAGTGTTTCTTGCTTACGTCTACTGGTTCTGCCATTATTTTTTTCCTTCAATAAAGATCGGCGACGAGCTTACTGAATCGTGATAGTCGCCGTTGCTGTGATATTCTCTAGTTGCTGTTTCACGTACTAGGGAGTGGTTATTTTTACGATAAATGATTAGTTCTTTGCGAACAACTCCTTCTGAGTTGCTATCGTACACAGAATGAAACGGGCCAAGTTCTATAGGTTTAGATGCTGCCATTAGTTTGCGTATCCTTGCTGTAATTTAATGTTATCCATAAACTCTTTCTTAGTGCTATGATCGTCATAAAATGCACCTTTAAGAACAGTAGTTTGTGTTAACGAGCTGTGTGCGCTAATGCCACGATTTTCGCAACAGCCGTGCGTAGCTTGAATGTATACACCGACGTTTTCAGAACCAGTGGCATTCATAATTTCTTTAGCAATGTCCATTGCTAGTTCTTCTTGTAGTGTACCGCGACGTGCGCACCATTGCGCAAGGCGTGTATACTTACTAAGGCCAATAAGTGTGTCAGCGGCGATGATACCGATGTATGCTACGCCGCTTACCGGCTGGTGATGATGTGAGCACATGCTTTTTAGTTCACTGCGTACTACTAGCATACCTTTGTAAGGATCATTTGTTACGTTAGGAAACGCAGTAGCATTAGGCCGAGCATCATAACGCCCGCTCATAATTTCTTTGTAGTACATTTTCGCAAGTCGCCGAGCAGTATCTTGCGAGTTAGGATCATTGTCACGATCAATAATAAGTGCGTCTAGAACACCTTCGAACTTTTCAGTAAGATCATCAATCAGTTGTTCTTTTTCGCCTTCGTTGATAAACTTAGTAATGTTATCATTTGCGTGAAAGCCAGCGTCGGCGTCTTTAATACGCTGGATAATTTCTTCATATTTTTTCATTTATATCTCCGAGTTAATGACGTGGATGTCATATTTTATTATGCTGTATATTTAGGTTTTTGTCAACTAAAAGTCAAAAATTTCTTTAACTGATTCCATATCCACAGAATCATCGTCTTGTCGAGGTACAAGATAAACAACGTTATTGTTATCACGTCCTACATTTTGTACAATATGGAAAGACTTACAGTAGCCCTTTTCTACCCAATCATATCCCCACTTGTAAGCAGCATCAAAACAGTCACGAAGATCTTGCCAGCGTTCACGCTTAGGCACAAACATAATCTGTCCTGCTACCGACGGTTTAGGAGCATGATAAGCATCGTACTTTCGAGTACGAACAATAATATCAGATTCGTCAAACATTATAGTATTCCTTTATTTTATATATTGTACAACACTTTTATGTAACTGTCAAGTCATAAGATACAGCAAAATGCCTTGACGTATTTTCAGTTGGCGTGTGATAACACAGAACGTTTTCAATTGTAACATCACCCCGTGTAACACAGCGATCTAAATTTGTTACAAATACAGTATGCTTCCATGCTTTTTCTTTTTTAGTTAGCTCGCCTGTTTTCTCGTTGTGATCATACCACATTCCGCCGTCGTTATGTTGAGTAAATGTACCTAAGCTATCTAAGTGACTGGTAAATTTGTTTCTATTAATTAACGATGTGTGTTCTTTACGTATGCCTGGCTGCTTATGAAAGTCTCCGATAACAGCACAGTCTCGAGATTTTACAATATCCTTAAAAATATATTTGAGATCTTCTATGTTGTCTTGATCGCTAATGCCGTCGGGTAAAGAACTAAAGGTAGGATGAATATTTATAATTTGTGTGTTTTCGATGTAGTAGCTAATAGCAACACTGCCAGCGCCGGGCATTAAATGCTTTACTTTAGTGTATGCTGGTAGTTTGATCTTTTTAACATTAGATAAAATATTGTGCTTTGACGCAGTAACAATATACAATCCGTCGTCTCGTTCGTTCTGCTTTATACAGTGGAAGTAAGGAAATTGATCAATAATTGAATCAAAGTGATACTCGGGAACACGGGACATGTTAATTAGATCAACTCTATTACTAACACTGTCCCAATATTCTCGAGTAAACTGATCAAGAAATCCGTTTGATTCCCACTGTAATACTTTAAGTTTCATCTTTTTCCCATGGATATACAATCCACACAGGGTCGCGAGCTTTGTTGATTTCGCTTGCTACGTATGTCACGTTTGAAAACTTACTAGGCATGTTGTCATGTAATACAGCAACCCGCACATTGTTTCCCCATACATCTTCCCAACGATCGTTTCCCGGGTAGCAGCTACTACGCCAGTCTTCTTGGATCCAAAGAAGTGTGTTGCCGGTGTCGTTGATGTCGTCGACAATAAGAATCTTTTTGCCGTCGTACGCATCTTCGGCCATCCATGTTTTAGATTCTTGTATTTCGCCGTCTCGCAACGCTACTTTAAGAGTTTCGCATGGAATACCTAGTTCGTGTGATAGTAAGACTGCTGGCATAAGTCCGCCTCTTGTGAGTCCCACAATGTAGTCAGGCTGCCAGTTGCTTTTGCGAACTTGACTAGCAATTTTCATTGTCATGCTTGTAATAGCATCCCAGTTAAAATGTTTTTTATTCATCTTTGTTATTCCAATCATCGATAACTAAATTGTAAGCAGTACGAAATATTTCGTATGCTTTTGCAAACGCAGGATACTCTCCAGCCATTGCGGTAACTTCGTTTACGCTAGGCATACGTTCTTCCCACAACTGCTGGTCATTTAAATATATGTCGTCGTAAGACATACTACTAGAAGCAGACGTAAGCCATGCACCGTTAGTGTAAGTTGACGCTGTTATAGATGACATACTACTACTAGCTGAAGTTAGTGATTCTGTAAAGTTTTTAATAGTAGTCATGTCAATAGTTACATCACCGTTGGCTATAGGCAGTGATATGGATCCTGCTTCAACGTTGTTTAATTTGGTCATAAAGTTTATCTCCTGTAAAGAATGATTCTAGTTTTGCTTTTTGTTTTTCTAGCAAGGGCAAAAATGTATCATAATTTTCCATGTACTGCTTTACTGTAGCTATCACATGTTCTTTAAAGTGAACATAAGAATCGTAATCTTCAGTCCAGTTACTTGGATATAGGAAGTCTTCCTCTGCCATTTCTGCATAGCTTAGTCTATCAGGTACCATGGGCAATGCGTCAACTAAAGCACCTTCATACCAACTAATGCCTAATGTTTCTTGTAGATTAGCGCTAAACACTACTTTTGATTCTGCTAGTAGGGTGTGGTATTCGTGCTTAGTAAGATTCTGTTCTTGCGCTACAACAAACTGGTATTGCGGAAGCTCTTTAGCTAAGTCTTTAAAAATATCCACTTGTTTCTCAGGCGCAATGCGATGTGGAAAAAGAACAATGTCTTTCTTAGTCATGCCTCTGTACGGACCTAGCGCTGTTTCAAGATACTCCATTGGCCAACCAACTTGTACAACAGTTTGGTTAGCTTTGCGAAGATCGCTGCCGTCCCAATCAAAGAACTCTTCAGCAAACAAGTCAATGTGAAAATCAGTTGCGTAAAAGTTATGATCATAGCAGCTAAACATACTGTGTTCTGCTGAACGTACCCAAGGAGCATCGCCAATAAGGCGTCCTAAAAAGTCTTGCGGATCATAGCTACCAGCATGCCACATACCGCCGATTTTAATATCAACGCCTAGCAAACTAGCCATATATTTTAATTGAATTACTGTAGGGTTCCAAGCGTCAGTATAAAGAAAGTAATCACCGTTCTTTACTGTACCGTTACAAAACATTTCGCCGATTTGTGCGAGCTGATTGCTCTTATATACATTAGTACCGCCGAAATTAAGAAAAGCCCCAGGCGTAGTAGCCTGAGGCGTTTCTCCACCTGAAATAACAACTACTTCGTCGTTAGTCGCAGCACGAAGCTGTTCAGGTAAATGCGTTTTCCATTGCTTGGTATAGCGTGTATCAACAGCTTCTATATCAACAATGTATACGGTCATCCTCGATTCCTATTTGCGTTACGTGCTTTAGCTCGAAGCCACCCTTGGTGTTTTTGATAAGCTTGCCATACCGGGGCGTCTTGCTTGTATAGGTCTTTTTCGTTAAAGACCTTGCCCTCAAAACGACAGTAGTCACGGAACTTGTCAAGATCGTCAAAGACTTTGCGGATAGTAGGATTCTCAATGCCCATTTAGATGTTCTCCAATTTAGCTGGGTAATAAATGCGACAACCATTTTCGTTGTCTTCGCTTACGTTGATAGTGATTGACCGACCGGTGTACCGCTCGGAGATTTGGTCGTAAAGGTCATCTGAAATCATTTCACACGACTTGTAATCAAGCTCAAGAGTGCCTTTATTGTAAAGGTTTTCAAGCCATCGCTGAAACTGAATAAATTCAATATCTCGATCGTTATGGAATACTTCAATTTGAACCTTGAAGTGAAAGATATGACGGTGCGGGTATCCGAGGAAACTAACGTCATACTCGTCGCCAGTAGCTAGAAGAGGATCTTCTAATGCTGCTGGATATTTATGGATACCTTCTTTTTGAAAGGTAATCCAGATGTAACGCTTAGCAAGCATTTTACTCATAGTATTTCTCTTTGTTATTTACTATATTATTAATATACTACTACTTGAGCACTTTGTCAAGCTTATATTTTGACCAATCAGTATGATAATGATGACTAGTAAGATCGTGTAGTGTATGACACCAAACACCAGCATTAGTAGCTTTAAAATCTTTATCGTCAATTTTAATCATAGTGTTGTAAGGCCATTGCTTAACATGTGGCACGACTACTCTAAACTGCGGAATAAAAGTATGATACTCTACTAGGCTAGTTTCTAGTACTCCGTCTGCTGTAGTAAGCGGCAAGTCTAGACTACACATTATATCTTTGTCTAAAAAATGTTTAATCATTTTTTCCCAAACATTCCATTGGTGCTCTTTAGGATTAAATGAATGATTAGCCCCAAAGAAAATGTGTTCACAGTCTTCTTGCTGATAGAATCGCTCAATGAAGTCGATGCTTTGGACACCGACTACAAAGAGTGTTTTCATATCATAAGCAGGCGTCTTTTCAACTTCGTAACCTGTGAAGAATGTTACGTCGTTCTGTTCGCCAGTCTCATAATCTCTGTTCATTTTAAGTTTTTCCACATACTTGATGCCATTTGAAATAGAGCGTTTACTTGCTGGCTAGCTGGATTTCTAGCAAATGCTACCCAGCAAATTACTTTTTGATCTTTGTAGTGTTCTTCTACAAACTCTCGAAAACTTGTACCTGTGGTGTATACGTCGTCTACAATAAGCACAGGATCGTTTGAGTCACCGGTAGCATATTTTTCCATAGCATATTGTAGTGCTAGCCCGCCTCGGGGAATGCCTACTACTTTAGAGAACGGTCGATTTTCAATTTCAGAGATCATAAGAGCAAGACACTCCCAATCATCTTCAGTAAGCCCGTCGCACTCGATCTTCCATTTAAGATCAAGTCCTGCGTGTGATACAAAGTCTTCTTTTACAAATATTGTCATTTTTAACTCCTATTGAAAGAACTTGTTAAAGTTAGCACTAGCGTTGATAGTCTTTTTACCTACAGCGCCTCGAGTGCCAATGATACTCATTAGATATTTACGATGTTTTTCGACTTCTTTAAGAGCTAGCTCTCGATCGTCAATACTAAAGATTTTTTCTACAACATCTTTAAAGTATAATCGATCAAATGTTTCTTGTACTAGCATCTTAGGCATTACGCCATTACTGTATTGTCTATTAGCTTCTTGAACAGCGTTAATGTGACTCCAAACATTGTGCCCCATTTGAATAGCGTAGGAGAAACTATCCCAGCTAGTCTTGCCTTCTTTACCGATCTTATTTAGATCACCCGGCGCATAAAAGCATACATCGCTAACACCAAGTCCCTTGCTAAGTGGTGAGTCTGAAAAGTTATCAAAAATGCCGTCTTGTAGTACAGCATCACGAAACTCACGTGTGTCAGAGGCGTACTTCTTATCGTCTACACTAGGTGACATTCTGTATACCCACTTAGACCGATCTTCAGTTTCAGTTTGTGTATAAATTTGACCGTTAGCAGTAGCAAGAAACGGCGAAGCGCAGTCGAACGTAACAGTAAAGTTTTCGTTGTGATACTTGCGAACAGCTCTTTGTACGTCAGTGAGCAGTACCGCCCATTCTAGTTTACTAGTACCCAAGAAGTGCATCACGTCATGAATGCCTTTTTCTAGCAAACCGTCAAAACGTAGTGTAACAAGACGCTTGATAGCAAGCTCGATATCGCACATATTCTGACCACCCATAGCCCACCCGTTAAAGTGTGTATCGGGATAAATGGAAGGATCGCAGTAATCTTTCATTTGTTCGTACCAGTCGTCAGCTTGTTCAAAGTTTTCGCCCTGTAGTACGTTCAAAAACTTACAAGCACCAGTACGATGCTTTTGCCAGTAGTCGTTGTTAATGCGTGTAGCATCTACTGCTTCTTGATATGTACTAACACCAGTAGCACGTTGGCCAGCCTCGGAACGTGACACCCAAGCCGGAATATCAAGGATCATACCATAATCCATGTAAGCATCCATCCAACGAAGAACACCGTCACGTTTTTTGTGTGCTTTAGGACAATTAGGATCTTTCCAATCGCCTTCCCAAACACCTTTACCGATTTGGAAACCACCCGAGTCGCCAAGTACCCAGGTGTTTTCTCTATCACGGTTTCGAACCATGTCTTCTTTCGGTGACTCTCTGTTCACGTCAAGATCTGCGTGTCCGGCCGAGTACAACGTCCACTTATACTGAAACTGTCCTTTATCTTTGTTAAGATAGTTAAGGCTCTCAACACCGTTTTTAAAGTTCGACGGTATTCGATCAACTGCGACATACTCGTTGAAACGTTGCTTGCCTACGTAAGTGGCATAAAAGCCACTCAGCGCAGGTAAGAATATAGCGTAATCGTTTTGTGCTTCAGTTAAGTTTGTATTCATTATTTAGACTGCGCTGGCAAGATGTAATCGTAAGTAGTAAGTCCGCTATCAACAGTAATCTTCATAGCGCCTTGGTCAGAAATGCTCATAGTAACATCGCCGCTAAGGTTAAGAATGCTCTGTACTTGGTTAACAGGATAGAACCAAGAGTGGCCAAGTGTACCAGATACACCTGCTTGGAATACAAACTCACCTGCGTGTGAACTTTGATCACCAAACGAGAACATCAAGTTACCGTTATCAGTAGAAACTTTAAAGATAGGCTCTTCAGAGTGCGCAGCGCTCATAAGCTTTAGACGACTAATGCTTGCTAGGCTAGGCTCGAATACAACATTCCATGTTGCGCCAGTAAACGTAGCAGTCTTAAGTTTCTCTTCGATAATTGCTTTGTTCATAAAGCGATAATCGTTTTGGAAATCACCTGCTGAATTTTCAAAGTGAATGTGCGTAGGAATAGTTTCGCCGTTGCGATTGTCTTGAATCACGTCAATTTTAGCATTTTCTCTGTACTCTGGGTTCTTTAAGTGTAGAGAAAGTTTGTCTAAGTTTGGCATACCGAACGTATCAGTAAACTCAGCAACGGGATTGTGAGTAGTAGCAGTAAGAACAACACTGCGATCTTCTGCCATCGAATCGATCTTCGTACCGTTATCACTGCCTACTTTCACGATAGAAAGGAAGCCAAGGGCGTGAGTGTGCGCTACGATATCTTGTAGAATGTCTTTCATTTTATATCTCCAATATATAACATTATAATAGTATAAATCTGTTTAGTTGTCAACAATTATTTAGGCTTTTGATTAGGTTTATTGACATTTTCTTCATTTACAACACGATCTCGCAATCCTGATGATGAAAAACGATGGTCACGTTTGTTATAGTACAGCTCAATACCACGTTTAGCACAAATAGCTCTGCCTGTAAACGTTTGGTCTCTGTACTCTTCACCAAGAATGCGAACATTGATATTAAACATATTTAAAATATCTTCTAAGTCTTGCTCATCTTGGTACGTAACGATCTCGTCAACATACTCAATAGCAGATAGTTGAACATAACGCTCAACTAGCGTTTGGATTGGCTTATTTTTATCAGGTCGATCAATACTCGGATCTGTCTGTAAGCCAACAATCAGGTAATCGCACTGTGACTTTGCCTCACGTAGCATCATTACATGTCCTGCGTGAAGTAGATCAAATGTAGATGCGGTAAATCCTACCTTCATGTTGCCTCTTTCGTTGGTGTTATAGTGATGTCTTTAACTCTATGAGGCTGATTAAGGACCCAATCTATTACAGACACACAATATTCGATGCTCATTTTGTTTTCGTCTACATGAGCAACCCTTGGGCTATCAAAATAGCCAAAATTAACGCAGCAAGTATCGTAACCGTTGTCAAACAATTGACTGTTAGCATCTCTTAATGCTTTTTTATGTACACTGTAATCATATACAGCTTGATAAGGATGAAAAATCCAATCACTAGCATAAGAGCCTATGTTAATGACACGTTTGCCTAGTTCAACAGCTTTGTACAGTAGATCAACTTGGGTGAATGCGTCGTGCTTACAGTTAATAAACACGTCGCATTCTTCTAAGCTACTACAGTTGCCGTATTTGTCAGCTAACGCTTTGCCAAGTCCACGTCTGGCACCAGTAATATAGTACTTCAACTTAGTCTCCAAAGTTAAACAGATTGTTAAACGTATTAGTTTGCTTTGTATCTTGTAAAGGATAGTTAAGCACACCGATAAGGTTATCAATCTTGTTATCAATAATAGTTTCTGCCATTGCTTTTTCATCAAACGGCAGTTCGGTAAACCACCCGGGCAAGCGAAGCTCGTCAGTCGGGTAACCAATACTTGTATAACCTAGCGGATTAGGCTTTAGCTTACACACAATAGTCTTCATACCGTCAACAATATCTTGTGAATACTTGTCACCGTGTACTCGTTTCAGTGTGTTCCAGTTTAGAGCTGCTCTAACGTGCCCGGGCATGTTTGCTTTACCTTGCTTTTCTTCAAGTGTTCTAAACTTATTTAGGTTATTCACACGCTTAGGTGTACCTTTTTCCCATGCTGGGCGTGACTCGAAGTCTTTTCTAAACGCAATGATAGAATCAATAATTTCTTGCTGTTCAGCACCTTCAAGTACTCGAGTCAAGATCTTCAGCAAGAATTCCTGCATATAAGGCGGAGTGTCAGCACGACGTAGATCCAATCCCATGGCTTTTACTTTGCCAGTTTTGCCGTCAACGTCTTTTCTGTTACCTTCATCGTCAATTACCAATGCTGCGTAACGCTTCTTAGTAATGTACAATCCGCTTTCTGCTACAATCTCTCGCCCAGCAGCAATAACGTCACTGCGTGAGCCGGGGCAATGGAACGCATCTAACATAAAGCTACCGAACGTTGAGTTTACTTGTTCAGCAATCTGATTGTACAGTGTAATTACGTTATCTTTACTCCAGGGGATTGTGCCTGCTTGGATTTCTTTTTCAAGTACAGGATAAGCTGAGAAGTAAACCGAGTCAGTATCGCCGTAAATTACAGTTTCGCCAACATGGTCATATTCGCCCGTAGTTACCTTATTCACCTCAGCACTCATATGCTTTACAATTTGACGGCCTGTAAGCGTAGTTGATTGACCGATGCGTTTATCAAAGAACCTACAGCCGGGATTAAGAATAGCACCGTACAGTGAGTTAAGATTAATCTTCTTAACCAACTGTCGCTTGTCCCAGTATTCAATAGCGTCTTTGTCGCCTGCTTTAATAGCTTCTTTAAGCTTAGCTTGAAGCTCTTTACGCTCGGCGTACCAACGCTTAAGAATACCCGGAATAACAGCTTCAAACTCGTGTGTAAAGATTGTACCGTTAGCACTAAGCATCCAAGGCATATTACTGTCAAAGACCAGCTTGTGTACTTCTGCTGCACTTAGTACATCCGAAGACCCGTCTTCCCAGTCTACAGTGACCATAAAGTCCTTGCGTTGTTCCATCACAGCTTCGTACTCTAACGAACCGAAGTGCCCTTCCCAAGCAGCAGCGAAGCTTTTCTTCTTTAGCGTAGTAGCTTCATGAATCATAGCATCTGTTTGCTCAGGCCGAAGCTGTCCGACAATACTTTCAGGCGCCATATTAAGTGATCTAATCACACTTGGATACAGCGAGTTCAAATCCATAGAACCGACCCACTTGTGTAAGCCCTTCTTTGGGTACGCAACATACGCACCAGCGGCGCCTGTAGTTTCGTGTTCTTTTCTGTTCGGCACCTGCATACCACGACGGTGCGCTTCGTTAACAATAGCTTGCTCTGTCACTGCTACTGCGCCCATAGTAGTTTGTAGTAGCACAGTGTTAGCGTGAGCAAGTTCGTTAGCAAGATCAATAAAACGTAGTTTCTTATCAAGTTTATCTAACAACGCAACGTCTTGTCGGTTGTATTCAATAAACTTTTCAAAGTCTTCGTTGTATAGTTGATCAAGTGTACCTTCGTATACTGTTTTGTTTTCGCCTACTTCGTATTCGCCAATAGCATCTAGTTTGTACGAATGTCGTTCTTCATACGTGTACTTGCGATACAAGTTTAGATAGTCCATATGTACACGACCGATAGTGTCATACGTTTCGCTAAGTTTACCGAACTTTTCGTATTCACGACGCTTTGGCTTTTGATCCCAAAGACAGAATCTACGTGTGTCGTCTGCGCTAAGAACACGCTTAATACGATTAACAGTGTATGGAACATCATAACCCTCTGAGTTCCAACCACTGTGTACGTCAGCGTCTTCGATCAAATCCAAGAACATTTCAAGCATAGCACGCTCGCCGTTGCCTTGTTTGTCATTGTCAAACAGAATAACACTGCCGTCTGGCCAACGCTTGTTACACATTTCTTGTGCTTGTTCAAGTGAAAGGCCTTTTGGCGGAACAGCAACAGTTACAAGTGCGTCAGCCCATTGTAGATATACCGTAATAGCTGTGATGGGCATGAACGGATTGTCAACTGGCGCAAATCCTCTTTCTGGATCAAAGTCCGTCTCAATATCCCAAAATGCTACGTTTAGTTTAGGTGAATCTTTACCAAGGTACTGTTCACTTAGACATTGGAAGATTGGGTTAGTATCACTTTCGAACAGTTTTCGATGTCGGTTAATTGAGATTTCTTTTTTAAACTCTTTAGTGTTCTTACACACAATACGAGTTAGGGGTTCTCCGTAAGTACTCTTGTACTTACCTTTCGGGTCAGCATAGTAGAAAGTGTATTTGGCTTGGACATCTTTAAATACTCGCTTGCCGTTTACACGTTCTACAATGCGAATAGTATCAGCTTCGCGATCGAAGAATGCATCAACATACGACATATATTATTTGTCCACTCCTACAGTAGTTACAATAGTTTCGAGATCTTCAAACTCGTCTTGATGCTTATCCCAGTCACGCTTAAATGCTACACGAATTGCTTTGTTAATTAGTGCAGGTTTAACGTCAAGTTCTTCTGCGATTGCTTTTACTGTATCTTTAAGACCTGCTTGTAGGTCTTCTACTTCTTGAAGAACTGTTACGCCTTCTTGTACAATACGCTCAAGCTTGCCTTTTTCGTCAGTTCCGTAGACTCTATCACTCATAAATATACTCCTAAATTATATGTAATTATAGTTTATAATGACACGGAAGTCAAGTGTTATTTTACAAAGGCACCGATTCTGCCGTGTACATCTGGGTATTGTATATATCTATATCCCTCAGGCGGTGTAGTATTCTCGCCTTCCCAGACTGGGATAAATTCTTCAGTAGCGTAGTCAAAGTCTTCGTTTCTACGAAAGTGTACTTCGATTAGTTTGCCGTTGATGTATTCACAATTAAGATATTCTTCGTTAAACTGTGTTAGTATATCAGGTAATGGAAATTCATCATCGACACGATGCCATTTTGTCCACTGTGTAAACGTGTTATCTGGTTTAGTGCCTTCGACTGCTAACACTTGTACGCCGTGTTTGTAGTCTACGCTTACGTGCCTGCCTTCGAACCATTCGCACCAAAAGAAGCCAATTGGTAAGTGTGTTGTATCTTGTTCTAAGTACTCTTTAGTAGCACCTAGGCCTAATCCAAGTGCGTTAACACAAGGACGTACAATATAATAACCCGGAGCAGGAACATCTATTCCTGTAGGCCCGCATGTATAACCTAATTTTCTTGAAAGTATAAGTTTGTCAAATACCCATAAATGATCCGCACTAGTGCGCTGCCACACAAAGTCTTCTTCAGTGTCGTCTAGTATAGGGTTTTTCATTAATCCTTGCGTAAGGCTCGAATCATGTCGTGTAGCCTACCGCGATATTTTGGGCTTATTAGTAGCGTACTAAACAGCTCTACATACGGCTTTAGGGCTAGTTGCTGCTCGTCGCTTAGCTCGTTGCCTTGCGTCGCAAGCGCTAACGCTTGAGCAGCTTGTATGTGACTTGGAGTTTCGTCGCCTAAGTTGGTTTGTCTTAACGCACTTACGTAATCACGAGTACTGTATTCTTCAGCGACGATCTTGTTTTTCATAAGATCGTCATGATTCTTTTCAGCATAGTCTTTTGCTTTTTTAGCAGAATAAAACACTTTTACAATATCTCCGGCTTCGTTGTATACAGCCCAGAAGTTTTTGCCGTTGTCGTCTTTATCTTTAACAACATGATTGTTAGTATCGTGACCGTATTTTTTATCAAAAACTTCTCTTAAATGCATTGCTAGATCTTTTTACACTTGTTTACACGCTTGCCTTTATTACGACCAGTGCCCGGCTTTGTTCCTACTTTTTTGTGTCCCGGCCAACACTTTTCTGGTACCTTAGCTTCGTCTGTTTTGTTTTTTTTAGCGTCCTTAGCAGCCTTCTTCATTGGCTCTTCTTTATCACCGTCGCCGTCTAGATCAGCAAAGTCTGGCTTTGCTGCTTCGCCGATGCCTGCTGCTTGACTATGGTCGCCAAACGCTAGATCGTCGTGTGCTTCGGAGTAAGCATGTAGCATAGCAATAAGTGACTTATAAGTACCACTGTTAGCATCTAGTAAACGAGCAGCTTGATCTGGCTCGCCACGGTCTAATAATTGTACTACATTAGTTAAGCGATCTTTGATGCGTTGTTCGAGTTGATCCATACGATATACGCCCATGCCTTTTACTAATACTTCAGAGCGAGTGGGATCTTCGTCGTGGTGTGTAATTTCGCCATACTGTCCTTCGGCAATAATCTTACGCTCGAAGTCTGCTTTTAGTACAACTAGGTCTTTCTGGTGCATTTCTGCTAATTCAAATGCCTTTGGACTCATATTAGCACGACCAATTTTGCCTTCTTGGAAAAGGATAGCTTTATTAAGTTGACTTAGCATAGCTTCGTTAGCAGACTTTTTCTTCTTGTCTTTTAGTGCTTTCTTCATTGGCTCTTTTTTATCACCGTCACCGTCAAAATCTAAGTAATCAGGCTTCTTGCCTTCTTCTACATTGTTTTTAGCTTTTTGTGCTTGGTCAGTGCCAATTACTAGTATGCTGCCAAAAATACCGACCATAAGAACTTTAAGTAACTCTTCTTCTTGTATTTTATTTCTAAGCTTGCTGAGGTCTCTAATCATTTTATCAGTGTCTCTACGTAGTATTTTTAGGTCTTGAGCACTATGACCGCTGGTGTTAGAAACAGACCGCCCTCGGTCAACAGCTCTATCAACTAGCTCTTCTACGCCCTCAAAGCTAATGCCTGCCTTGCTGAGAATTCTTTTAACTTTTTGTGTGTTATTAGCCATTTCGACTTGTAAAGCAGCAGCACTTTTGTATGCTTGAGCAGCCTTGCCGCTAAGTTGAGCGGTCTTAATACCGTGGTCAGCAGCTTTAGCAACGTTGTTAGTGGTCTGCCAGACATCTGTGACGACGTCCTTGGCTGCCTTGGCTAATCTTAACGGATTCTCTTCTAGCTGTTCAGACTCGTTTACGTTTACATCGTAATCCATACTGTGATACACAGAACCCAAGTAGTCAGCAGCTTTAGTAATCTTGCTTTGCTGCCATCCTTCGATGCCTTCTGCTTCACTTACGCTTTTAAGCATATCGTGCAGTTCGATAGCATACTTTGCTATTTTGTAAAGATCACTGCGTGCCATTTGTACTTCGTGATCCATTTCTGCTTTATAAGCCATGTCACCTAGGTGACCTTCTTGAACTTTTTTACGAGCCATTGGTAATTCCTTAATTGTTACTGTATTTATCTCTTTATAGGTTTGCCGCCCATGATATTGTTTGGCATATCTAGAGCATTTTTAACTGTACCGTCGGGCTTAGTAGCTTGTGGTGCTACTGGCGCTCCGTTTTTTGTCTTCTTAGGCTTAGCACGAGCTGCTATTGGGTTTGCTAAAGGTACTATTGCGCCTGCGCTTGTGCCACCTACAGTAGCAGTTTCGATTATTTCTTTTATTCTCATTTTATTCTCCGATCGCTTCGGTGACATAACGAATAGTATCACCAACGGTTATAATACCTTCGGCATTATCGTCGTCTATGCTAATGTCGAACGCTTCTTCAAGTGCTATTACAAGCTCAACAGTACTTAAACTATCAGCACCTAAGTCGTCTACAAAGCTGGCAGCTTCTGTTAAATTTTCTACGTCTTGATTTAACGCCTCTGCTATTACTTGTTTAATTTTAGTTATAGTATCGCTCATTTTTTCTTCCTCCCAGATTTCATATTTAGGCACCACTGATACATTTTACCACGTTCGCCTGAGTATTTTTTTGCTCTTTTGCGTAGATCAGTTACTGAACCACTACAACTTGCTCCTGAACGCTTTACACGCCCGGGTCTGCTTTTGCCTTTTTTCTTACCGTCGGCAAAATTTTCATCAATAGGCTGATACATTTTAGTATTAGGATCCCAACGAAGCCCGTTTTGATCAGGCATAATATCTGTTTCAGCATCACGTATATCGAACTGCTGACTAATTTCAGCGTCTCGTTCTTTTTTAATGGCATCTTTCTCTTTTTGTACAGCTCTGTATGCCATTTGTTTTATCTTTTCGTCACTGCGGTTAGAATGCTTAGAGTTTTTTCTAAGTCTGTTAAACACAGCAGCAACAGCGTCGTCGAATCCCATGCTTTTTACAATTTGCCTAATTATAGAACCAGCTTCGGTAAGTTTTTTATCACCGCATTTACAAACAGCTTCGCCTGTTACAGGACAAGGACCTTTTGCTTCATTGGTCATAACAGCCTTAGCTACATTTAGTGCTTGTTCCCCGTCGGGGTGATGCGGATTTACACTAACAGTTTCACCAGCAAACAGTGCGCCAAGGTCAACTGCTTTGCCTAACCCGTCTAATACTTGATGTAAGCGGTCATGCTGGTTATAGTTTCCAGACTCGTATCCTTTTTCGCCACGTAATTCTACTCTGTGCTTGTCTTTGTTGTCTACCATGTGTAGTACATAAATATCATTACGCTTATCACGCTCTAGTTTTACAAGTACCGACTCTGCTAAACCTAGATTAAACAGTGTATTAGGGTTTGAATTCTTAGCAGCTTTGTTGTTTAGTGGCTTAGGCTTGCCGTCTTTGTTCATAGGGAACAATTTAGCAGTTTCTTTCTTATCCTGCCCGGGTCTGCTTTTGCCTTTTTTCTTACCATCGGCAACGTTTTCTTCTAAATCTGGATTATCTTCTAAGTCGTCCCAATGACTACCATCACGTGGCACTGGTTTAGGGTTAGTTAGTTTGAAAAATTCGGTGCTACGATTTGCCGTAGTACTTTGTTCTAACTTCCAATTTAGTTGGCTAGCAAGTTTTTTAGCAAATCTAGCATACAGTTTTGCTCTACCATCACTAGCATGTTCATCTCTGTTAGCATCAAAGTCAAAACTTTCTACGTGTTCGATGCCCACTGTGTTGATCCACTCTGTCATCATTGCTACTACAGTAGCAAACACTCTAAACTCATCGCCTGCATCTGTTTTGCCCATGCTCTTACCAACTGCAAAATCAATAGTAAATTGGTCATAGTTATCATCTTGGAAATCCATTCTTAACACACCGTTTGGCGTTTCTGCTGTTGCTGCAAAATTATGCGATGGACCTGGACCTTGTAAATTAAACGGATAAGGATTATCTAGTGCTTCTGTAATTTCTCTAAATCTCATCTAAATTATGCCCTCCTTCGATAAGAGCCCGTTCGTATGCTGTGTATCTTTTTTGCTCGGTTTGTAATACATCTCTAGCTGTGCGTATTGCTCTAGTGCCTTGTGGATGGTTTGGATTGATATGAACTATATCACCATTCATTAAGTCGCTTATGTTTGCTGCTTTTCCTACACGGTCTAAAACTTGATGAAGTTTATCTCTTGAATCATAGCCGTCGCTTTCGTAGCCTTTTTTGCCACGTACTTCAATACGTTGCGTGTCTTTGGTATCCATGATATGTAGTACATCTATGTCTTTGTCACGTTCTAAACGTAGTTTGATGCCTTCTGTAAGTCCTAAGTTGAATAATACGTTTGTGCTTTTGCCTTTTACTTTAGTGCTTAATGTAGGAGGACGTCCATCTTTGTCTACTTTGTTTCCAAACTTACCTGCTTCGATACTGGTTTGATTCACACCTACGTCTGGCGTTGTGTTAACACCTTTTACAATTCTACCTACGCTTTCGGCAATATCTCTAATCTTCATTTTGGGTACTCCTGGCCTTTCCAATAAGGACGACTAAACCATAGCTTAAACCATTCGTCAGTGCCCGGCTGTATATTATTCTCACGTTCTATTTGGCGTTTTTCTGTACCTGTCACGCTTATGTTAGAACCTTCATAAGCTGAGTATCCTTTGAATTCGTTTATGCCTGCTAGTCTGCGGATATCATCAAGTTCATCGGTCATTTTCTGCCGAGTCCTTAACTGCTCTTAAAAAGCCAACTATGCGTATCATAGCCACAACAATTAAAATGCTCGCTGATACAGTAAAACCAGTGTTTACCGCTTTTTCTACTCTGCTACGCTTTTTTAGTGATTTAGCTTGTCCGTGAAGTTCTAAAAATAGCTGCGCTAGGTCTGCGTCGGGGTGTTTAGACATAGCTTCTGCTAAGTTAGCAGCTAGTGCCTGTGTAGCACGCTCGTTTGGCTTATTAGCTACTACAGATTTCCTAACTTCGGAAATACTTTTTACTAGTTCTCGAACAGTTTCTCTATCTGGCTTTGCTACCGCATTTATATCAACTGAGTTAGGCACAACACCATCTGATTTAGTAGCCTGCTTTATGATTGCATCGGCAAACTTTTCTGGATCGTTAAGTTGAGCAATATTTTTTGCTACTTTTAGTTGTGACTCGTAATAATCATCAAATAGATCTAACTGTTTAGCAGCACCTTTGGTATTGCCGACAGCTTTAGCAGCCTTTTTCAATAATTTAAGTGGGTTTTCGGAAACTATTTGGTTAACTTTCATTACTATGCATTAACTCCAAGTAGTTGTCCGAGTTTGCCAAACATTGCTTGCGCTTGTGGCTGCGCTGACTGCGTAACACCGGTCTTAAACGTTTCAAAATCGTTATCTAATACAGCTTGACGCATCTTACTAGCACTCATGCCGCTAGCATCGTCTGCGTCTGGATTGCGAGTAAGTCTATGCTGTTTAATACTGTTAAACTTGTAATGATGTACTTTAGTTTCAACATTGTTGTAGCGTTCGATAATAGGGAACAGCTTGTCTTCGCCTTCTACAAAGATAATATCAGTATAGCCCATCTTGTACAGTCGGTCAACAGCTAGAAGTGCTGTTTTAGCAAGACCTACAGCAATACCGTTAAAACTTAGTCTGGCCCATTGTAATTTCTCGTCAGGACTGAGCGGATCTGTTGGTAACTTAGCAGCACGATCACTTAAGAATAAGAAACTGTCGCCTGGCTGCTGTTTAATAGCTTCGACCATTAACTCATGACCGGCGGTAGCAGGGTTTAATCTACCAAATGCTAATACTGCTTGTTTACGCTTTTGACCACCTAAGCCAAATACTTCGTTAACACTTTCTGTTGAAACAACGTTAGCACTACCTGTCATAGCAGGCGCAGCACTTATTCCAGCAAGACTAGCTGCTACTTTGCCAGCGTTTCCGTATTTGCTGTACAGACTCTTTATTAGATTCCATAGTGATGTTACTGGCTTCTTAGCAGCTAGACCTATAATCTTAGTAACAGGAGCAGCAAGAATAAAAGCAGCTTCCCATATAGAAGTCTCGCCTACTTTCTTGAGAAGGTCCTCTATAGTAGCATCTGGATCTCGAGCCCATTCAATAAGATCCTTGCCTATAAAACCGCCAGCCATTGCCAATGAACCAATATACTGACGAGCAACACTAGTACTCCAACCAGATGCTTGTGCGGCAAAACTTTTAACATGCTCAAAATTGCGCATAGCAATTCTATTTTCTTCAGTTAGCTTTGCTATTTTTTTCTTAAATTTAACAGTACGTATGCCGTCCATTTTTCGCAGTACTTTTGGCCTAAAGAACGTTGGATATTTTCTAGCATACGCTGTTGCTTTAGCAAGGATAACAGGATTTCTAACTACGGCTAAAGCGGCTTGGGTAGCAGATTGCTTTAAGCCTTGCTTGATACCGTGCTTTAGAATATTACCACTGACTTTCTTAGCACCTAATCCAGCAACACCGCCGCCGCCTAGTGTTAAGCCCAAGTTAATTGGATTAAGTATGTCGCCTATTAGTGGTAGTTGACCACCTGGTATTAGGCCTTTTTCGCCGATGCCTCCGGGATGACCTTGCTTTGCTAATTCTTGATATTTCTTTGCTTCTTTTTCGCTAAGTCCGAGCATTTGAAAATACTCAATAGTTTCGTCAGCGTTAAGCATATCCTGATAATGGTACTGACCAATAGCGTGAACCCTGCTCCATTCTATATTGCGATTTTCATTTAGCAGTTCACTTAGATACATTTGTATTCACCTTTTTGAATTCTCGGAAGTTCTTCGCTTGACAGAATGTTAAGTATTTCTTTAATAATCTCTTTAGCAAACACCTCTTGAGGCATATCATATTTCTTACAGTACGATCCTACACCTTTTTTAATCATAGGCATAAAGTGCTTTGGCTTTACTGTCTTTTTTAGATCTACAATATCACTAGCTCTACTCATAGTAGGGTAGTAGTGCTTTGTATAAAAGTCTTTGTCGTTTCGCATGTACGTAAGAAAGTCATTAGGTACATCAAAGTTAGGAGTCATGTCTGTCATTACCATGCTCTACAACTCCAATATCTTGCTTTTGTTTTCGGTCCTGGATTATCACAGTTGTGTCTAGCACGGAAACTCTTACGTGCTTTAGGATTGCTTTTACGGATGCGCATAGTAGGACGTTTAGCACTTGTGCCGCCGTGGCCGAAGTTTACTTTCTTTACATTACCGGTCTTTGGATCCTTAACGTACACTTTAAACTTTTTAACATCACCACGGGTGGGTTTGTTTAGTTTAACTTTACGTCCTCGGTACTCGGCTTCGAATAAATCATTTTCGTCAATACTGTAAGCAAGATCACCAAACATTTCGTGGAAGTCTTCGTGATCTTCTAGTGTAACTTCTTCACTAAGTTCAATTTCTTTAAAACGTCTATGTTCGTTAATTGCTTTAGTAGCTTCATCAGAATAAGCAAAAGCACCGCTGTAGTGCGAGCCTGCTCTACCTTCAACAATCGGCTTTACAGTGCGATTCCAGTGTTCTGTAATACGACGCTGTGCCATTTTGCGTTGTTCATTCATAATGTCTTCCTCGCTCATCGAGATTTCTATGTCAAAGTCTGTAATACCATTTTCTAGTAAGTAGCTTGACAGTGTATCAGCATAGTCGTCTGCTTCTGCTTCTGTAAGTGATCCGTCGCCTTCCCAGTGGTATACACTAACATCAGGGTCGTCTGATTCTAATAGAGTAGTGTAGGGAATACCTGATTCAGAAAGTTGATGCTGTTTATTGACAAATAATCGTATGAATTGTGCCATGATAAATCCTTATTTGTAGTATTTATCATAAAGAGAAGGATAGGGGAGCTATTACACTCCCCTATTGTTTTTAGGTTAAGCCGCTAATGTTTACTGTTTCGATATCATTAGATACCATCGAAACCATATTCATCGAAGTTTGACCAACAGTATTTGGGCTAACGTTGTTGCGAATTTGAGCATAAGCGTCGTTTGCCCCGTCGCCCATCAACCAAATTTGGGCACTGCCGTAATGTAAATTATTACTGAAGTTGTAAGCGTCTGTGCCCAAACTACTAGGACGGTAAGTATTGTTATCCCTATAGTCAATCTGCCACTGTTGAGGATCACGAACCATCTTACTAACCTCACCATAATCGGGCATATCTATGCTTCTACGCAGGGTAGTCACCACCATTGAAGCTATCTTACCGTGGAAGTTGCGGTTAGCACCACGACCGCCAACAGTGAAGTCACCAACAACACTACGATCCATTCGACCGCCATTTGTTGACCAGTTAGTTGATGTGCTGAGATCGGGACCGGGAAGGGCGGTACTCAAGTTCACACTATAGATCTCAAAACAGTCAGCGAGGTTAGCAGCACTAGCGTCACTTCCGCTCAGACGCTCGCCCGTATGACCAACGTAAAAGCCATACCAGTTACCAGAACCACTAGCTAGTCTACCGAGTGAACATTCATTTAACGCACCTGTACGACCCCAACCGAAGTAAAGGTAACGGCTAGCATCTACACGCAGGTAGATGTTATCGTCAGTCGTGCCAGTGCCTTCACCTTGATTCCATATATGCTGGTTCGAGGCGTTGTTATCGGAGCTGAACACAACAGCCGTTGCCCAAGGACGTGCGTTAGAGTGATTAGATGTCCTACCAGCCGTAGTATTACCAGTAGCAGTAGCACCTAGGTCTGACATGCGGATTGGGTTGAAATGGTTCTGGTTGGCAACTTGAAGACCTCGTTCAGATGAACCGCTAAAGTCCAAGGCCTTTGTCCACGGGGTGCTCACAGTTGTTGATAGCGTCGGCATAGAAACTTCAGATAGTCCTGTCCAATCTACATTTGCGCCATCGAAGTCCTCACTGTTATTAAAAATGTCTGTAACTAAGAACATAACATCAAGCGAGGTAATACCAAATCCTTGGTCACCTGTTTCACCTTTGTAACCACTCCAATCTGAATAATTAACAGTTGATTCATCTCCTTGAGAAAGACCAATGTTGCCATTTCTACCAAATCCAAATCTAATGTTATTACCATCTGCAGTAATTTCAATAAAAGCACAAGTTGTATCCTGTAATGCTGGTGTGTTTACAAGCATTGTGTTATAATTTGTTCCTGGTTTAAATAACTGAAAAGTCTTACTCTGAGTACTTCCAGATATTCTAAGTTGCAAATCACCTTTAAATACTTCTCCAGAAACTACAGTATTAGATTTAGTTGATTGGTCACCATTGTCCCAATTGGCTCCTTTAAGTCCAATGCGAATCTCATACGCAGTTGGCATCTCATCAAAAAGGTCTGTAAAGAACGCATTGTCCATTACAAAGCGTTCACCAGCTCCAAGCGTTTCGTCAATTGACATCCAACCATAGTCACCATTGTCTACAATGTTAGTACCAGTTTGGTTAGCGGCTGGGCCTTCGTTTGTAATACCAGTCACAGATTCAACATAAGTGGAACCAGAGATAGCAACAGCACGACCAGCATCTGCTGTAGTGTCATTGACGTAGTACAACGTTAACGGCGGAGCATCAGCAGGCACCGCAAATGTAATACCTTTATAACCTTCTTCGGCATTTGGATCACCGGCGGAAGTGTTATCAAACGCAGTAACACCAGTTGTATAAACAGTTGTGTTGTCAGAAGCAAGTCGGAACTCAATTTCATCATTCGCTTCCATTGATGGATGGTAAATGAATCGATATGTGTTACCTGCGTTCAGGGATGTAACACCAGCAGATTCAAAACCGTAACCAGAAGGAACATGACCGCCAGCGCTCGCAGCATCAAATGCGGCAGCGTCAGGTTGTACCTTGAAATGACCATTGCCAGCAGAGCCTTCAGCTACTAATATATCACGAATACCAAATGGTGTACGTATTCCCTGTAGTCCACTTGTAGACAAGTTAACTTGTCCTTGGTCGTCTACAGCAAAGAACAATGGCAAACTTCCGTAAGCAGAGTCGCTTGGTACATAGTTGTGGTATGTCATAACTCGCGAAAATGCGCCACCGTTGTTAATTGCTGGCTGTGTGTTAATATCACCAATGTTACAAGCAATAACGTGTAGATCGTCGCCGTCCCATTCTAGAGCATAGTCAAAGAAAGCGTTGGTCATAGAGTTAATATTTGTAGTATCGTCAGTAACACTTGAATCACTACTTGCTACTTCAAGTCTAGAGGTATGCGCCGGGTTAGCAGTGCCTTCGAATCCGATCACAGCATCAAAGTCGCTGAGTGCTACGTCGGTCCAGTTAACACCACTTGCCGGTACGCCAAAGTACACATCAGCGCCGGTAGTGCCAATGTACGGTAAAATATTAGTTTGTACCCATGTCTTTGGAAGTATGAATCTCTTGTTTACATCAAGGGTAGTGTTCAATTCAACCGCAGCATCGTGTGTTGTTGAATCGCCAGCATCGACATTACCGAGTAAGGTTGATGTAGCCATAGCACCTTCGGCAATAGGAGTCTTAAATCCACTTGGCGAAGTTGTGCTTCCTGCGTTTTGATTAGCAATAGTAAAGTTAGTCGGAATATACACATTGTTTTGCGTTTGATCTTCAAACGCAGCAATAGTCAGTGTCTGTGCGCCTGAGTATGTACTAGCAGATGTTTTTAAAAGTGCGCCGCCGCGGTACAAGCGGAAATAACCATCAGTGTCATACTTTAGTGTAAATGTTTGGTTTATATTGTCATCGGAAATGCCAAATACTACGCCGTTATCGCTCCAACCAACTAAGTGATCTTTTTCATTATCATTACTGCTAGTGCTTCCGCCTACAATACTGCCAAACGTAACAAATCGTAAATCCCACATTGTGGTCCACTTAAAGTCTGTGCCTGGTGACGATCCGCTAGTGCCTACGCCTAAGCTATCAGTAGACGGGTCAAACGACGTTACCGCATTTTGGCCAGTGGCACTTAAAACACCAATAGTTGGCGGTATATTGCTAGCACTACTAAAACTGTAAGTAAGTTCTTCGTCTTGACTAATTTGTACATCGTACTGAGCAATAGCGTCTTCGTCGAGGAATATTTGATTTGGCTGATAAAAGTTACCAGCGACTTCTGTAAAGTCAGCAATATTGCCCAAGTTAGCATTGTCAGTTAGTGTAATAGATAATGTACCAACTGACGACCCAAACGTGTTTGATCGTGTAATAGTAATGGTATATGTTTCTGTAGCTGATATAGGGTCAATAGTGCCAGTAAGATAGCGACCAGTGTGTGTTATACACGGCGGCAGCCCAGATACAGTAGTAGTGTAAGAAACGTCTGTAGGAGTTATCTCAATGTTAACACTATCTAGTTCGTTAAACGTATAGCTAGTGCTACTGCTGTACACTGTTGGAACATAATCTGCGTCTGCTGCTGTTTGAACAGCAGTATATGTCACCGACGCTGTGTTAGCCGGAGCCGAAGATTCAGCATGGAACATATAATTATCTGGCATGTACCAAGTTGTGTTAGTTGGCTCGTCTACAAATATATGCGAGTGCGAGTAAAAGCCGTCTGAGTTAGTGTCAGTATCGTTTGTATACGGAGCACCAAATAGTGTAAATGCGTTCTGTGATACATAGTCAGCTTCGGATCTGTTTGAAAACAGCGGGTAGTAAAATGATCCATCTGGTGATTCAATGTAGCGATATTGTAAAGGAACGTCGTCTACTAGACTATTGGTACTAACGGTGCCAACATTGACCTGAGCGTTTTCTTTAACCATATGACACACTAGCATGTATTCTTCACTAGTGTCTACAATAAACGCACTACGTGCAATTACCAGCCATTCGCCGTTTTTATAGTGACTAATGGATAGTCTACCAGTATTATCAATACCTGCTCTAAACTGGGAACTTTTGCCAGGTGCTTCGTAGAAACCATTTTCAATTACAACACCGTAATCGCTGTTTTCAAACGCAGCGTTTGGTCCAAGTCTTACAGCAAGATCTAATACGTCGCCTAGGCTGGTTATGTTTTCTAACAGTGTAGTAGAATCACCAGCATCAAACTTACTAGTTTCTAACAAACCGATAGTAAATTTACGATCAAAATCTCGACCAGTGTTATCAAATTCAAAGTATTCGCCAGGGCTGTTAACTTCTTGTCCTATAGTGTAAAAGCCATCACTAAATTGTGAACCTGAGTTAGAACCCTTTGTAGCAATGCCTCCGGAGATAGTTACGTCGCCAAAAGTGCCTATGTTAGGCGTAGTTTGACCGTATTGATTACTAGTACTAGGGTCATCAGCACCAGCGCCCACTGGAGTAACATTAAACAGTGCGTTTAGTGCGTTTACTACAGCATTAAGTGATGTAGTTTGTGCTTGACCATTAATTGTAACATTGTAAGGTCTAATGGAAGTATAAAGCGCAACACCAGTGTCGGCATCTTCTCGGATAGTGATGTTACCGTCAGCATCGCCAACAGCTTTAACGCTGTTTACACCAAAGCTATCACCAAGTGATGTAAGTACAGAAGTGTTAGTGTTATCACGTGTAAAGTTTACAACAGTAATAGCATCGAGTTCTACAGCGCCGCCAATTACGTTTGCCTTTTCAGTAATGTATGCTGCCGCTGCAACCGCATCAGCAAAGCCGTTACCGTCTGCGTCTTGGAATTCAGTGTGCGGTACACCGTAGAATTCGTATACTGGGTTGTTGTCGTCTGTGGTTCTAACATCGTTAACAACATCAACACGAGTGCTGTCTTCGGTGTTAACTTGTCCACTTAGACAAGCGTTCCAGTATGCCGGCTGTGACGATCCTACAAAGGTTACACAGTTACCGTTGTTATTTCGAACTACTCGAATAGCCATTAATTATCTCCCTACTACAAATAATGTGGTTAGCGGCTGTACAAACACTGGCTGATCTGCTCGTATAGCTGGTAATGCCCTTGCGTTTACATCTTCAATAGATGCAAGGTAAGCAGTCATAATTGGACGGTTCAGGAATGTTCTTCCCGTTGTGCCAGCACCAAAGAAGATCGGCTCACCTGTAAGGGCAAATGTAAATGTTGCGTCGTCGTTTGAGTCTCTAGTTTGCCAAATAAGCCCAACTTCTACAGTTGTATTAGCAAACTGCGGTGTTAGGTTAAAGTCGAATCTAAACGAACAAAAGTCACCTGTATTAAGTTGACTTATATTGTATGAACCCGAAGCAGCATTGTACTGTAAGCTGCCGGATGTCTGTGCTTCGTTGTACGGACTAAATGTACTGTCTTCAGCAAAGTCAAACATACTAGTCACGCCAGTCGGCATATAAGCGCCGGAGAATAAACCAACACCTCGATAAGCGTCTGGACGAGCAGTACTGCCGTCCATAAAGAATCCATCCGGTAAGTTGTTAGCATCTGCGCCGTAAATAGCACCGGGAGCTTCGGAAGCTCCGCCTGCTCCGTTGGTCCAATATGGTTTGTCGTTTGCTAGCTGTCGTTCGGCGCTAAAACCAAATCTCATCCATTCTTGCGTGAGTACTTGCGCAGAGGTATATTCTACGTCAGTACCAATGTCACTTGTACCAGCTGCTCCTGTTGTTCTATTTTCAAAACCACCAGTAAACTCGTAACCACCTGTACCGTCACCAATTAGGTCTTGTACATCAGCGCCGCCAACTGTTAAGCGACCGTCGACATCAACGTCTGACTGGAAGTTAGCAATGTTCTCAACACGTAACGCAGAGCTATCTGGTGTAATAATGTTTGGCACCGATAAGTGCCCTTCTACAGTAACATCAGAATTAAAACTAGTGTGCTCTAACATTGTTACGCCACCAGATGCTAATCCGCCAATTTGGGTAGTGTTAACTGCGTAGGATGTTGTATTTGTGTTGTTTACGTTACCAGTAACTTCGCCGCTAACTCCGTCAATAATCTGTGTACTGTCGTCAGCAAACACTGAACCTGCAAAGTTACCAGAAAAATCAGCGCCGTCTACGGCAATTCCAGTTAACGCCGAGCCGTCAATTGCAGGTAGTGTACCTGTTAAATTACCAGCATCGATAGTGCCGTTAATGCCGTCAATTAGTAGTGAACTATCATCGGCAAATACAGATCCTGTAATATCGCCGGTAACGTCACCTGTTACATTACCAGTCAAGTTAAATGCTGCTGATGTAATGCTTGATTCCCAACTAGTGCCGTTCCACGTATATGTAGTTCCGCCTACAATATGCGTATCGTTGACATTAGGATTGCTAGGAAATTGTATTGCCATTATCCCTCTCCGTTTTTAATATTTATCGACACGCTTAGGCGCCCGTGCCGCTATTTAGTGTTTTTACTAGAGCTGCTAGTCGATCAATAGCGTCGCCGAGTGTTGTTGGCGCTGTACCGTTCCAGTCAGTTGGTGTGAAAGCGTTATACGCAGATCCTGCACCACCTTGCGGTGAAGCATCTACCCAGTAGCTGTCATATCGTATTTTTAGTCTACCAGTATCTGATTCCCACCAAAGGTCGCCCGCTTCTGGGGTACCTCCCGGAGCATCGTCACTAACTGTGACACTGGCATTTCCGCTCGATCCGCCAACGCCGCTGCCAACTGGCAAAGCATCGATCCAAACATCGTCATATCTTACTTTTAAGCGTAAGCTGTCTGATTCCCACCAAAGATCGCCGGTATTAGAACTAACTGGCGGATCGTCGCTTACTGTAACACTTGCGCCGTCTACTACGCTAGTATTAATAGCAGCGCCGCCGATTGTAGTACCTGCTGGTAGGTCAGTCGGAGTAGTTAGAGTTAGTGTATTTTCTATAGTAACATCTGAGTTAAATATAGTAGGTGGTGTAATGTTAATTGCGCTACTATCAAGCGTATCAATATTTGCTGTGTATAGTGTATTTTCTATAGTAGCATCTGAGTTAAATATAGCGGGCGGGATAATATTAATTGCGCTACTATCAAGCGTATCGATAGTTGCTGTGTATAGTGTATTTATTTTAGCGTCTGTAGTAACATCAAGTACGTTAGTAGTTACTGTATTATTCAAGTAGTCTACAATTACAGTACTGTCGTCGCCTAATACATTGCCTTTAATGTCAGCAACCACAACAGGGCTTAGTGAAATGCTTAACACACCTTCTGCGTCAGCACTAGTGCTTATATTTGCGTCACCTAAGATACTAAGTGTTTCGCCACTGTTAATTGTACGCTGTGTGCTATCGTCACCGGCAACAGTAATAGCGCCACCGCTACCACCGGTTCCTGCGTCAAAGCCTGCTTCCCATTCTGAGCCATTCCATTTTAGCACTTGTCCAGTGTTTGGTACTGTATCACTTACATTACTCAGCGCTGATAACGAGTGATTAGATAGATCACTTACTTGTCCGGTTACATTGCCTGTAATGCCACCTGTAGCAATAATAGTATTATTAGACGAATCTACCATTACAGTACTGTCGTCGCCTAATACATTGCCTATTAGATCAAGAGATAAAGTGTTGCCGTCGGCAGTGCTTTGACGAGCGTAGAGTTCGATAAAGTTACTTTCGATTTTAGCAAACGCACTGCGTAAGCTTTCGCCGTCGCCTGCTCTTTCTGCTGAACCTATGTTAATGTGTTCTTGCGTCATTCCCTCTTACCCTCAATAATTCATTAATATGCTACTGATACTACCTGTCTTCCACCCGCTTACTACAGCTCTAAGCCATACAAAGTTACCAGTAAAGTTGTAGTTTACATTAGAATTCTCACCGTCGTAGCTAACACTCGACAGTGTTATTTTATTATCATTAGAAGCAGTAATAGCTCCGGTAGTGTCTACTGTAGCAATTAGCAAAGTAGTTGGGTCAACTGACGAAAGCTCAACAGTAAACCAATCTTCGTCAGTGGGCTCTATAGCAAGACTGCCTTGTATAGCAATCTCTCCTGAGAAATTAGTAAGGTTGATTTGTACAGTATGTAAACCGTCCGAGCGACCAAAGTATCCGTCTCCTTTTACTTTGTCGCTTGTCGCAGCTTGAACTGAACTGTCCCCTGGGTGGACTTGTGATGATAAAATTGTAACACTGTTTCCTGGCATAGTGTTATTTATCTGTTTTACTTAGGAAGCAACTTGTCGAGTCTTTTTATTTCAAAGCCAAACATAGAAACTACGTTTAAAACTTTATCGTCACGTACATAAAAGTAGTATGTGCCGTAATACTGAGCTTTGTTCTTTCTTATTGCTTCTATAGTGCTTGTTCCGGCACGTACATAAGTGTTATTATTTGTTTCGAGATAAGCAGCAAGGGCAGTGTCGTGTATTTTCCCTACAGTGATTTTATATTTGTACTGATCGGCAAAACTATGATAGATAGTATTAGGTTCTATGTTATCATTCTTTTGAACATGTAACTTATGTACACATGACAACTCCTTAGCAATATCACGAACCTTGCCTTCCTCATTAGAGTAGAGACTAAGATTGTTTAGTTCTACTCTTGTTTTTGTATCCGGAGCAGTTACGGTTAAGAAGTTATACAGCTTTTCGCAATCTTGGATATCTGTAGAAGTTGGTTGAAATCGACGTAGGGTCCATTTAGTCGGGTACCGCAGCGCTCCGGGCCCTGCTTGTTCGAGAGCTTCGTCCCAGTTAGCGCTGCTATTCATGTATTGCTTAGCAAAGTCGATTGTTTCACGAGCTTGAACACGATCTGCCGAACGAAACAAATGCCCTATACAAGTTATTAGCTCAAGTTTGTATTTGTATTTGTTATAGAACAGTCCGCTTGCTATTACTTCATGTAACATTTTGGTTGCTTTCGTAAGACAGAGTGATGTTCTTAGCTGCGCTAATAGTTACAGTGCCACCGTCTTTAAGCTCGCCGAACAGGATTGCTTTACTGAGCGGAGTCTTAATCTTCTCGTCAATGACTCGGCCTAGCGGACGAGCGCCCATTTCACGATGATAACCGTGTTTCATAAGATATGCTTTAGCGGTCTTATCAAGTTTTACAGTTACGCCCTTGCCTTTAAGTGTAACACGCAGGTCGCTGATAAACTTGTCAACAATCTTACCAATTACAGATTCTTCAAGGTAGTTAAACGTAACAACTTTGTCAAGACGGTTTCTAAACTCTGGCGAGAAGAATTTCTTAAACGCAGCGTCTTTGTACACTTTCTGCGCAGCATCACCAAAGCCGATTGTGTTCTTTTCACTGTCAGCAGCGCCAAGGTTTGTAGTAAGAATCAATACACAGTTAGACACGTCAATCTCTTTACCGTTACCGCCGGAGATCTTACCATAGTCCATTACCTGTAGCAGGATCTGACTGATGTCTGGATGCGCTTTCTCAATCTCGTCGAGCAACAGTACACAGTTAGGATGTTCTTGTAGCTTATTAATCAGCTTACCGGAACTATCACCATAACCTACATAGCCCGGAGGAGAACCCAGCAGCTTAGATACACTGTGTGACTCTTGATATTCACTCATATCAAAACGTACAAGTTCTACGCCTAAGTTGTCTGCGATTTGCTTAGCAGTTTCAGTTTTACCTGTGCCAGTTGGGCCCATAAACACAAAGCTACCAATTGGCTTGTTACGATCTTTAAGGCCTGCTTGTGCTACAAGGATCTTGTCTACTACTTGTTCAATAGCAACATCTTGTCCGTATACATAGCTCTTGATGTTTGACTCAAGATTAGCAAGGCTTGTAGTTTCACGCTCGCGAATGTTTTCAACAGGCATCTTGAGAACTTTAGCCATTTCAACTTCGATCTCAGAAGCCTTAACTACTCGCTTGCCTTCAAAGCCGTCGAGTAGATTAAAACGTGCGCACGCTTGATCAATAAGATCAATTGCTTTATCAGGAAGCTTTTTATCATGCTGATACTTTACACTAAGTTCAACAGAACGAGTAAGTGCGTTCTTGTGAATCTTAATTTTGTGATACTTTTCGTAGTACTTCTTAATACCAGCAAGGATAGCTACTGTATCTTTTTCACTTGGTTCTTCAACACTTACACGTTGGAAGCGTCGCATAAGCGCAGTGTCTTTTTCAAAGTGCTTGCGGAACTCATCCCACGTAGTGCTACCGATAACTTTGATAGTACCTTTAGACAGAGCTGGCTTAAGAATGTTAGCAAGATCGTTTGGATTTTCACTTTGTCCCGCTCCGGCACCGTTCATCATATGTGCTTCGTCGATATACAGAATAGCTTTTTCGTGCTGGATGAGATCTTCAAGCAGTGCGTCCATACGTTCTTCAAATTCACCACGGTAACGAGTACCAGCAAGAAGCGTGGTAATCTTAAGACTAAACACTTCGTAATCTTCAAGGAACTTAGGAACTTCTTTATTAACAATTCGGTATGCGAGTCCTTCGGCAATAGCAGTTTTACCTACGCCAGGGTCGCCAACAAGCATTACGTTGTTTTTAGAACGCCGGCCAAGCGATAGAGCAATACTTTCAATTTCTTCAGCACGACCGATAACTGGATCAATTTCTCCGTTAGCAGCCATTTCGGTTAAGTTGTCAGTATAACGTTCAAGCGGGTTTGCGTGCTTGCCACCGCCAGCAGCCAGTCCTTCTTCAAACATAAACTCACTGTATAAGAACTCAGCCATCTTGTCTTTGGTAACACCGGCTTGAATACAATAGTAAGTAGCAAGGCAGTTCTTTTCGTGAAGAAGACTTAGAATAATATCAGCTAAGCTAACTTTATCTCGATTAGAAAACAGTGCTTGTGCGAACGAGCGTTGCATTACACGTTCAACTGCCCGTGTCTTCTTTGCTTTAATCTTCCCTTCTATTACAATATCATCGCATTCGTTGAGTAGATGATTCTCTAGCCGATTCTTAAGGCTTTCGTAGTCAATGCCTAGTTCAGTTAGAGTCACTCCGAACTCTTCGACACACATGATAGCAAAGGTCAAGTGCTCAAGAGTTAGATACTCGTGCTTGAGTTTGCTTGCGTCTCTATTAGCTTTTTCAAAAGCCAATTGTACTTCTTCAGTTGTGTTTAGCATATGCTACCTTTTTTGTTAATGTTCTTATAATAACACTTTTGCGCTAAAAGTCAAGTGTTCTTTGTGTAAATCAAGTCACGAACGTGTGAAAGTTTTTCTATAATTTCTTCGTCGTGAACATCGGGCATGACAGCTTCGATTTTTAATAGTACATTGCCTGCGATTCCTGTAGAAATATTAGGAATACCGTAGCCTGAAATATTTAGTACAGTGCCGGGCTTTGTGCCTTTTCGTATGGTTACAGAAAACTCACGCCCTGTCGGTATTGTTACGGGCACCGAAGCGCCAAGCATTAAATCTAATATGTTAACAATGATTGTAGATGATATACTATCACCGGAGTCACGCTTCCAGTCTGAGTCTCCCTGAACTCTTATTGCTATTATCAATTTACCAGGCGGCATATGCGGATTTGAATCGTCGCCTAAGTTGGCAAATGTTAGCTTTTGATTGTCACGAATACCTTTAGGAATTTTAATAGTAATGTCTTTGGTTTTTCCACTGGGCAACTCGTAGCTAATGTCGACATGTTTATCAGTAAACTGATCGCTAAAGTTTATAACTTGCTCAACAAGTATGTTTTGGTTATGCTGCATACGCTTATAGTAAAAGGTTTGGTTAAGCCAGCTATCAAAACTATCACTTTGTTTAAACGTAAAGTCGTATTGACTACGCTTGTCTTGATCTTTTAGTGTGTTATATGCTTCTGTTATTTTTGAAAACTTTTTAGGATCGCCGCCGCGGTCAGGATGACTAGTTAACGCAAGCTTTCTGTAAGCTGATTTAATTTCATCCTGACTGGCTGTTTTGTTTATATTAAGTATTGTATAGTAGTCGTCCATACTAATACTTATTTGCTATCCTTCTTCTTGTTAAAATTTTCTACACCTTCTTTGGCGTAAAAAGCAGCAACAATAGCAGCAACAGAAACAAAGTATGTAGGCGCTATGTCTTTAAGTAACCCACCTGCGGTTTCTAATCCGAATAAACTTGTACCGATTATCGAAAACGGATACAGCAACATGCCAAACAAAGCAAACCATGCCATCATACGCTGAGCATCTTGTTTCTTATCGTCGTTTTCGATTTGAATCATACGCTCAGCTTTTGCCATCTCTTCGTCTGTTACAATTCCGTCACCGTCTTCGTCGAACTGATTATATATCGAATCCTTTTCGAGTGATTTCCCCATTTACTTTTTCGCTTCCATTTTCTTTATAGCAGCGTCGTAGTCTTCTCGACTAACAATACCTTCATTTAACAAACGTTCTCTGTTAACGGCATGTGCTGCTTGCGTGTCTTCTTTTGATCCGCCAAAGTACGGCACACAATGTCCTTCTTGGGTCATGATTTCAGTAATCATTCGTCCGTCCTGCGCAATAAAGTCGCCGAGGATTCGTCCGAACTTGCCTTTCATGTCTTCGCCGTGTTTGTTAACTTGAGTTTTTAGAATACACTCGTCGCCGAGTATTTGTTTTAGTCTTGCTTTAGCGGCTTCGCCGAACAAGTCTTCTACTCTGTCACTTGTTCTCGACTCTGGTGTGTCGATGCCCATTATACGAACACGTTCGTCCTTAAGCATTACTCCAAAACCTAGATCAATATCGACATCAACTGTATCTCCGTCGATAACTTTTACTACGTATGCTCTATATTCGTACATTGTTTCCCTCCCCGAAAAATATACCTTATCTTCTAGTTTTACGCCTTCCGTAACCTAGTCTTTTCATGATGACTAATCTTTCGTCATCAGTATACGTTTTCCATCGAGCAATCTCCTCTCTAGATCGCTCGCAGCCTACGCAAACACCCTCTATAATGTTACATAAGCCAACACACGGAGTAACGTACACAGTTATTCTACATTAACGTAATAATTTTCATATGCTGCTATTATAGCCTGCTGCTGCTGTATTATCTGTCTTGCGTTTTGATAGTTAATTGATATGTTAGCATAACCTTCGTCTGATAACGAGAAAAATACAACAGGTTCACCAGACTTTTCAAGTTCGGCAAATAATTGTTCATAGTTTTCTTCAGTGAGTAGCACCCATGACACTTCTTTTTGATCTACTGTGTCAATATCAGGCAGTGTTAGTTTTAGACGCTCAGTTGGCGCACTAGTTACTTGTATTGGAGTAACTAAGTTACCTCCGCAACTAGTAAGTGCCAGTAATGCTAGAGAAGCTAAAATTACTTTAATCATTTACTTTCTCCTCTTCTTCTGTTACTGGCGGCTGCCATAACCACGGACACTCGCTGTTAAATGAGTTGCCGCTTTCAGCAGCTAGCTCATCTTCTGTAAGGTCATCGCCGCTAAGAATTTCAATACATCTGTTGGCTTTTACAGTAGCACGATTAATAATACGTTCTACTAACACCGGCTTTGCTTCGCCTAGTAACCCTAAGTCGTGTCGTTCTAGTTTGCCTATTAGGTTTTGATTTTGTTTGCGTATTGCTGCGAACTCGTCGTTTACTTTTTGTAGCTCCTCAGTCGCAAGTTTAAAATCTCTTTGTAATACTTTAATTGTTTCTTCGTTAGTCGCTACTGCTTGCTGAAGCTTTGCTTCGTTTGCCCTTGATATATCTAGCTGGGTCTGTAAGTGATTTACATACCAAAATATTCCAAGTGCTAATGGTATTAGAGCTGCTACTATAATTAGCATTAGCTTTGCTCTTAACATTTTACAACCTTTCTGCTACTAAACAGTAGCCGTTATTTTCAATAATAAGTTTGTTACCGTATTTGGTAATATCATAGTCACCTAGATATTTTACCATAAAGATTATTTCACCAAAGTCGTTAAAGTTATACGATTCTGTAAGATTAGCATGTACTTCATTATGAGTAGCAAAGTCAATTACATTAAATTGGATCGGATCGGAATATACCTTTTTAAGTGTTAGAATATTTTCATCGATCTTAATACTATCAAGAAAGCTCTTTTTAAAGAAATTATCTATGTTGTGATTTTCAGCTACTTTTAAATCTACACCGTAGCGATCAGGGTCAGTAATAACTTGCTTGGTTAGATTTTCTTCTGTAGCCGGCACACTTTTAAAGTTTTTGTAGTATCTAAACTTGTAGTCGTTACAGTCTGTAAGTTTTTCAACGCCGGATAGTATTTCTAAAATATGATTAATAGCCGACTTGTCTCTAGCTATTTCAGAAAACACTCTAAAGTGGCCATCGTCTTGTTCGCCGCTTGATACTGCGCTATCTAGAATAAAGTGATAGCCTGCTTCTAGAAATTTTACTAGATCTTTAGCAGGCGGTTCGGAGCTAACATCAAACGAAATAGTAACAATGTTTTTGTCTTCGCCCATCTTACTAGAGTACGTATCAATGTCAAACGTCTTTTTTACAAGATCCTTAAGATCACCTTGACTTAACCCCATTTTATACTCCGCCCATTGCTAGTGGATCAGCGCCGCCGAGGCCTGCCATATCGTCAGTAGCAATATCTTCAACTGGCGGCTGCTGTCCTGCGTCCATTTGTTCAACTTCGTCTTTGTTAAAAATGTCTTGACCACCGTAAACACTCTTCATCAAAGACTTAGGCATCTTAATACCTACAATATAAATCTTCTCTCTAAGAAGCTTGCCTTTTTTAGTACCAGGGCGAACATCATCTGTGTGCTTGATCTTCTTAGGAGTCACAAAGTAACTTGTGCCTGTTTTAACTAACACTTTATTACTGCGCAGGCGCTTGATAGCTGCCTCGTCTGGTCTTTTCTTATCGGGCCACATAAAGTAACAAGTTACCCAATACTTACTAGCCATCGGCCCTTGTAGAAGCTCGCCGTTGTCCCAGTTATCGTAAACGTAAATATCAAAGTATTCGTCAAGCACTCTCTCAAAATCTTTGAGAATTTGAAGAGCTGTTGTACTGTTATACACTCTGTCAATATTATTTAAAAGTCGTTCAACATCATACATAGTTTTTATCCTCTAATAGTATTTATCAAGCAATAGCTGTATATTTCTCTTTATCGACTGATATAAATATTTTTGCGGGAGAGTATAGGTGCTCTGTTGCACCGCTAACAAGGAGACCTTTAATGGGTATGAAGCGTAAAGCTAAAGCAGGACCAAACTACCAAAATCATAACAGTATCCAGTTGAAACCGAGAAATCAAAAACAACATGAATACATAATACAACTAACAGACTTTAAAAAACACATTGTATTCGGAATAGGACCAGCAGGAACAGGCAAGACGCTATTAGCTGTAAAAGCAGCAATTAAATCATTTAAAGAAAAAGAAGTAGATAAAATTGTTATCACAAGACCAGTAGTAAACGTAGATGAGGACTTAGGTTTTCTACCTGGCACACTAGAAGAAAAAATGGCACCGTGGACACGTCCGATATTTGACGTGTTTAAAGAGCATTTTTCTAACAAAGAAATTCATTCTATGATGAGTGAATCAGTTATTGAAATTTCACCACTAGCTTACATGCGTGGTAGAACTTTCAAAGACAGTTACATTATTGCTGACGAAATGCAGAACGCTACATCTAATCAAATGAAGATGTTGCTAACACGTATTGGCGATGACAGTAAGATGGTTGTAACTGGTGACTTAGCACAGACAGACCGTGCTCAAGACAACGGCTTAATGGATTTCTTAGGTAAATTAAATAGTAAACACAGTAACTATATTGAAACAGTTATGTTTGATCATTATGATATCGAACGTCACCCTGTGGTTGCTGATGTACTAAGGATTTACGACTAAGCACGCACTAGTACATACTTTAAGAATTCATTATAAGTATATACAGTGCCTATAGATTCTATAGTATCGGAATTTCCCCTTACTATTTCTATAGTTTTCAAGTAGTAAGGGGAAAGCCAAATCGCTTTCCCCGTTGCTGACTTAGTGGGCCACCAAGCAAACTTCCGCCGCCATTTAGTTTTTCGTTGGGTGTCCCAACCTACAAACGGCATCTATACAGCCATCTCTGCTTTGATGCTAGGCATAGGGTTGTAATTTTCTAGCATATAGTCAGTTGGCTTTGTTGTTAGCAGTGTTTCTAAACTATTGAACTTCGGCATTGTTAGTTCTGGCAACAAGCTAGGTTCACGGGCTAGTTGCTCTGTAACTTGAGCAATATGATTATTATAGATATGGCAATCGCCACCGCTCCAAACAAAGTCTCCTACTTTTAGATTACATATCTGCGCAAGCATATGAGTAAGCAAACTGTAGCTAGCAATGTTAAATGGCACACCTAAAAACATATCAGCACTACGTTGATACAGCTGACAACTAAGCTTGCCGTTAATTACACTAAACTGTGCTAGTGTATGGCAAGGAGGCAGTGCCATTTTGTCAATTTTGGAAACATTCCACGCACTTAAAATATGCCTACGTGAATTAGGATTCGTTTGAAGGTCGCTTATTAGCTTTGTGATTTGATCAATCTTATCCCAGTTTCGCCATTGTACACCGTATACTGGTCCTAGCTGTTTCTCTGTATCTGTATTACGATATCCGAGCGCAACACCTTGGGCATCGGCGTTAGCAGTCCAAATAGTTGTTTTGCCTACTAGTTCTTCACGAGGTTGATCATAGTGAATTTCAGCTAGTCTGCGTTCGTTGCTGCTGCCTTCTAAGAACCAAAGTAGCTCACTTACTACGCTACGCCACGCTAGCTTTTTAGTTGTTACAGCAGGAAAGCCTTCTTGTAGATTGAAACGCATTTGATAACCGAACACTGCGGTTGTGCCTACGCCTGTGCGATCTTCAACAGATTCGCCGTTTTCTAGTATGTGTTTAAGTGCTTCTAAATATTGTTTCATTAATCTTCATTCTTTACTAAACTAAACCCGACATGGGTAAACCACATTCGTGAATGTTTCATAGCAAGATCAATATCTTTTTCTGGATAACCGCTTTCACGAAGCATCTC